ATGTTTTTGTTGGAAACAATTCTATCACGGAAAGTGTGATGTTCTTTTGAAAATCAAAATCCGTGGAAACAAATGCTTGGAGCGTGGAGGTTACATGATTGGTGTTTCTGGTAATTCCATAACCAGCACCATAATAATCCCAAGCAGGATTTAGTGATGTTAGGAAGGATTGACTCCATGCTCCAGACAATGAAGATTTGTTGTATCCTAGATTCAAAGTTGTAGACACCTGTTCACCAACGATGCTTACAGATAGATTGGAGGATGACAACACATCTTTTTGAAAATCCACATACGATTGCACTACACCAATACCATTCCACGCAGAACTTGCTTCAAACAATTCTTTGGGTGATAGTTTTACTGTATCAGCTTGTGCCATCAACAATGACGGAACCAAAAACAACCATAATAATTTTTTCATTATTCTTCCCCTTCACCAGCCTTTGCTTGCTTGACTGCTGTTGGTGAGAACTTTTCCAATCCTGCGATACCGAATGAACCTAATGTGATGACCATGAATGAATTGTATACGAATTCATGAATTTCCAATGGAATACCCATAACACCTGTTACAAGGTCCACCAAAGAATACAAGGTCATCACTGCAAATGATAGGAAACCAATTACTGTCTTTTCGTTATATTCATTGTTATCTTGGAAGATTTGTGAAAACTTTGATAACAATCCTTTTTGAATTTGTTTTGCGTCCATGTTAGCCACCTAGTGTGTTGGAGAATGATTGACCATCTTCTTCATCCATCTTTTGTACTAACATCTTGTCCTTGTCGGTGTCTGAGAACCAGTAGTCAATAATCTTACCGTATGAACCGATGAAGGCACCGAGCATAAGAAGGAGAAGTTCCTTCCATTCTCCGTCAATTGCTGTTTGATTGTATACTGCCATGGTGATACCTGCCACAATCATCATGAATGTGATGAGAACAATTGCCGTGATGTTCCAACGGCGTGTCATCATCTTGAACAACATTTCTTGGAACTTGCTTTCTTGTGCTGCTGATTTTTCTGTTGGTGTAGTCATTGGTGTTTCCTCAATAGGGAGTGCATCTAGAACCGAAACTTCAGTTTCTTCAGATGTTGTAATTTCTTCTTCATTTCGCATAATTCAATCTCCTTGTTAGTGTAATCGGATTCATAATAAAAGAATCCCCAGCCTGGATAGACAGGTTCTTTTTTTGCCATCCGTTCTACACGTTCTCCGTAATCCTTAACTTCTTCGGGAGTCATGATGGCTTACCAAAGAGGTTCTTTCTTCAAGTGGTCATCTTTCTTGGGAGCTGGCTTGGCAGGAGCTGCTGCGCCGCCACCTGAACCGCCACCCTTCACCGTGTTGTTGTTTTCCAGATTGATGACCACAGGTGCCACTGCGGGTGCAGGAGCTGGAGCTGCTGCTTCATCACCACCCATCAATTGCTTACCAATGACACCTGCAATGGCTGTCACGATGATGGTTACCAACCCGATAATGGCGTTCTTCAATCCACCGCCACCTTGTGCTTCGTCTGACATGATTACCTCCTAATGTTTAATGATAACGGGCACCTTGGTCATGTTGCCATTAGTGTCCATAAGGGTTAAATCGTAGGAACCATTGGCAATCTTGGTGTAGTCCAATGTTTTCTCTACGGTGCTGCCACCTGCTGTGAAGCCATGATTATCTACCATCTCACCTTTGATGTTCACCAATTGAAGCGTGTACATGGCTCCTGGTGTGACATCCAATGTTACTTTTACTTTATCACTTACTGTCATTGATGAAAGACTTACAATTTTTGTTGAAGCTGATTCACGACCCAGATAGGTTTCATCAATGAATTTTGGGTTGGTGATGTAATTCGTATCAAAACATCCTACACAAAGAATAACAATTACTGAGTACTGGATGAGTTTTTTCATGGATTCCGGAAGAAGTTTGCACCAATGAGCTTGATGACGGTGGTGTTGAGATTGACGCCTACTTGATTTCCTTTGTCATCAGCAGCATCCATGGTGGGACGAATTAGAACAGAAGTGTTCAGATCCACACCTGGTTGCAATGCTGAGAAATGTAACTTGAAAGGTACAAGGTTTTGTCCTGTCATGGTGTTTTTCAACTCACGGTCAAGAGCACCAAATCTAACAACATTACCCATGGGATGAACAAATGACACCCAGCTTGGTGTGTTGATGTCCATTTTTTCAAACTTCACTTTTGTTGCATCATATTCCACTTCAAATTGCAATCCTGTCAACTTCAATGTCTTGGTGTCCACAGTGAATGGGATGGCAATGGTGTTGCCTGTCACCACAACATTGTTCAACTGCACATCTATGCTTTGTCCGCTAGGAACTATTAGATTACCCCATTCGTAGATAGCTGCTTGTTGTTCTGTGACCAATGAAGAATGTGATAGATTCACATCACCCTTCAATGCGTAACGAAGGTCAAGGGTTTGTTCACTTGTAGTGGTTCGTGCGTGAACGTATCCTGATGTTTTATTACTGAACTTTGCATTGATGCGAAGTGCGTAATCTACATTTTGATTATTGACATTTCTAATATTATTATTGAATACTGATGTGCCATTTGTTACTTTGGTGAAACTTGACGCAATCTTATAGAATGCCCAACTTGCATCACTTGACATAAAGGTGACAGGTCCGTTATACACATCAAGAATATTCATCCACTTCACAGATGAAGGTGTGACCCCTGCTGGGAATTCACGCATATCCACATAGAATCTGGATTGACCTGCACCATATCCGTTCAAATTGATGATGGCATATTCCACTTCACCTGGAATGATATCAATAGTTTTGCCTGTCATCAAATCATTCCAATTGGTCAATGGTGTGTTGTCGTAATCTGCACCGTGGAACAATGGAATACTGATACTACAATTTGCTGCACAACCTGCTGGTGGTGCCATAATGGTATCCAATCCAGTTACGGCGTTGAATAACACTTGAACATCCCCACCATCAAATACACCATCGTTATTGACATCTGCTGCCCAATACTTCATACCCTTGTTGATGTTGTTGTTCTTGAATGTCTTATCAAGATTTTGGGTAATCCATTCTTGTTGTGCTGCTGTAAAGTCAGAGATAGTGGTTGCTGCCAAACTTAGTGGTGCTAAACTATCTGCTGGTAATACCAATCGGAACTTGTATGGTGAGTTCACTTGCAGTTGTTGTGCAAAAGCAAATTGCCCATTACCACCCACCGCTGCATTAGCAACTTCTGTGGGTTGTGCCAATGTATCGGTAATAGACAACCGCATCAAATTTTTCAATCCTGCGGTAGTATTTGCACTATGTTTTACTTCACCGACAATCAAGTTGTTTGCGTTAGGTGCTAAATCAATCCACACACCTTTTGCCCCAACATTTTCTGTATTAGTCATGGTTTGACCATTCACATCATACCCAACAGCAAAGTTCATGTATACGGAATCGTATGGGAACCCTGCGTCCGTCTTGGTGATTCTGAAACGGAGTTTGATGTAAGTCGCGTGTTCCATGTTGGCGGCACTGGACACATTCACTTGGATACGATTGATGGCATGATACGGAACTGTAGTTTGATTACAGGTGTATTGTGCGTATTGATAGTTGGTCCAACCATTTGTTGTGGTATTTTGTGTTGTTCTGTTGAACTTACAATTTGGATAATAGTAGTTGGTGTAGGTGAAGTTTGCAGCTTGTGGAATACCTGCACCTGGCTGTACATCTAATAATGTGATGGCATCCTTTTGATGCTGGAAATCAAAGAACACAGAACGAATGGTAGTGAAGTTGGGGTTCAACTTCACTTCCAAAGAAATTGTATCGTTTTTAGCGATAGCACCACCATTAACATTTGTATTAATAGTATTACTGCCCCACCATAGGGCAGGTTGAGCCTGTAGTGCAATTGGCACCAACAGGAGTGCTAGAAATCTGTACATATTACTCCGTGAGTTTAGTGATGAGGGCAATGCTGGACTTCTTCAATGCATTGCTTAAGCTCGTTTGATTGAACTTGCCGCCATTATCAATGATTAATGTTGACATGGACACTTCACTGGAACTTTCCTCCACAACAACTTCCTTCACTTTTTTGCCGTTCATCATCAGAGTACCCTTCATACGAATCACCACTGCCTCATCCCGCTTCTGAATGATGGACACGTTCTTCTTGGTGGTGAGCACATCCAGAAAGATGATTTCCACCTTCAACTTCAAAGGGGCTTCTTCAGTCAATTCATATTCTTGTTCTAATAGGGCTTCTTCCAAGATGTTCTTCACGCCGAATTCCAAATTACGATTGCCAGCTACTGGACCAATCATCACCTTGTTTTCTACTTTTTCCACACTGATTTTCTTTTCTGCGTTCAAAGGCATGATGGTCATCATGCTGTTCATAACGATACCCAGAATCATGGATATCATTGCTAGTCTCCGGAATAGGGAAACCCCGTGATTTCTACGTCATAATGTAAAAATCACGGGGTCGTCAGTTGTACTACAGTTATTTATATTAAATATATTGAGACACCAACACTTCCTTCAATCTGTCTGCTGCAACTGATGCTGCGAACGCATTTGGCTTGATTTGAGGGGTCATTTGACACACACCCTTGATGTAGCCCATGGCCTGTTGAACCACAGCATTGCTGCCATGTTCTTCACCAGGATTGATGTCAAGATGAATTTCTACTTGACGATCCACCAGCACCTCTGCCAGTTTCAGATACAGCTCAGACACCTTGTACACCTCAGTCATCAGACGCACCACAGGACGATCCTGCCGTTGGTCAAAGTCCTGCTCTGTTTGCACCTCACCAAATATCTTGCAGCCGTGACACCCATCCAGGTGCACCACAACTGCCAATGTGTAATCCGCCATCCAACGCCCATTCTTCATATACCGTTCTGAGTCTGCGCCGAGATACACCCTGGTCTCTGGGCTTTGTTGGCGGATGTATTCCATCACCTTGTCATAATCAAGTGGATTTCTCATAATTACTGGGTTACAAGTTCACGTTCTGTCTCTCCGAACCTTCTGCGATACACTGTCTTGCCACCATCGGGTGATTCATAAATCCATACTTCCTGTTCTGTCATACATCCTCCTGAGTGACGGGCCCACTAGGACTCGAACCTAGAACGACGGTTTTGGAGACCGCTGTGTTACCAATTACACCATGAACCCAAGGGCGAGGCGGGATTCGAACCCGCGGTTTTAGAGTTTTGCAGACTCTTGCATTGGGCCACTCTGCCACCCGCCCGTATGCTTATCTATATTGCTCTGTGGCCATGGCTTTCTGAATGTCTCCTCCTTGTAGAGGATCCTCAGATGATGAGCGGGTCAAGGTGAAGGCAAAAATTAAAAAAATCACCAAAGCAATAAATGAAATGATGTTAGGTAAGTTATCTTTGTTTTCCATACATCCTCCTGTAGAAGTCGAGGAGACAGGACTCGAACCTGCGACATCCTGCTCCCAAAGCAGGCACTCTACCAACTGAGCTACTCCTCGATGATTGTAATATACAACATTTCTTTCATTTGTCAAGCACGCGCCTGAAAGGATTCGAACCTATAACCTTCTGATCCGTAGTCAGATGCTCTATCCAGTTGAGCTACAAGCGCCTGAAGCTGCCAACCAGGATTGAACTGGTGACCTCATCCTTACCAAGGATGCGCTCTACCGACTGAGCTATGGCAGCAGGGTGACTGACGGGATTCGAACCCGCGACCCTCGGAACCACAATCCGATGCTCTAACCAGCTGAGCTACAATCACCATGGAGTCCTTGGCGAGACTTGAACTCACAACCCGCTCCTTAGGACGGAGCCGCTCTATCCAGTTGAGCTACAAGGACACGGACAGAGAGGGATTCGAACCCTCGGTACAGCTTTTGACCGTACGGCGGTTTAGCAAACCGCTGCCTTAAGCCTCTCGGCCATCTGTCCAACGCTCCTGGAGGGACTCGAACCCCCAACCCACTGAGTAGAAATCAGTTGCGCTATCCAATTACGCCACAAGAGCAAGTACACCAGGCTAGAGTTGAACTAGCGACCCCCGGTGTATCAGACCGGTGCTCTAACCAGCTGAGCTACTGGTGTGTATGGGAGTGGAAGGATTCGAACCTACTAGGCCTATTGGCGACAGATTTACAGTCTGTTGTAGTCCTCCAGCTCTACAGCACTCCCCTACTTCAGTTCCTCTACTTCTATCATGATGTTGCCACGTGCACCTACAGAAGGCCAAAAAGCAATATCAAATTTATTGAAATCCAATTTTCCTAATGCTTCTTCCACACTAGTGACGGCTTCTTTTCTTGTGGTGTACTTACCTGGGACTGGAATGCCGTTATACTTTACAATGAACATGATGTCTCCTTGTGATAGCTGAGGCCGGACTTGAACCGGCGACCCCGGCATTATGAGTGCCGTGCTCTAACCAGCTGAGCTACCCAGCCAACGGAATCGACGGGACTCGAACCCGCAACCCCCGCAGTGACAGTGCGGTGCGCTAACCGATTGCGCCACGACTCCAAGCTCCTCGGGCTGGACTCGAACCAGCAACCCTTCGATTAACAGTCGAATGCTCCACCGTTGAGCTACCGAGGAATGGTGCCAAGAGACAGAATCGAACTGCCGACACGTGGTTCTTCAGACCACTGCTCTACCAACTGAGCTATCTTGGCGTACAGAGCGAGCGATGGGGTTCGAACCCACGACATCAACGTTGGCAACGTTGCGCTCTACCAGCTGAGCTACGCTCGCAAACTACAAATGCCCCGACTAGGACTCGAACCTAGAACCTGGTGATTAAGAGTCACATGCTCTACCATTGAGCTATCGAGGCGTTCTATAAGTTCTAGCAGATTTTCTTTTTCCTGTATTCTTAAAAGTTTTCTTTAGTGAGTGACAATTAGGACAGAGAACTCTTAAATTTTCACGTAAATTATTATAAGCATCACCATCAATATGGTCAACATCTAATGGTACAGTATTTGTATATGGATTTACATCACCCCAACCACATTCTGAACATTGATGTTTTGCTTCTTCTAATAAAAATCTACGCATCCAGACAGGAACAGAAATACCACCTTTTCTTATAAAGTTTTTACCTTCTAACCATGTAGATATTGAACTCTTGTATTGAAATGCTTGTTGACATTTACCATCACAAAAAGTATTTCTACCTGGTATCTCTTTACTACAGTTTTTACAAGTTTTCATACGACCTCCTATATATGTATTTATAAGGTCGTGAACTTAGAGCTAGCAGTCGGAATCGAACCGACGACATCCTCATTACAAGTGAGGTGCTCTGCCAACTGAGCTATGCTAGCAAACATACAACAGAGCGAGCGATGGGACTCGAACCCACAACAACCTGCTTGGAAGGCAGGGACTCTAGCCATTGAGCTACGCTCGCAAGTCCGCCGGGAGGGACTTGAACCCCCACATCTTTCGCATATAAGGCGACTGCCTTCACCATTTGGCTACCGGCGGATGATGCACCCCCTGGGATTCGAACCCAGCCCTAAAAGATTAAAAGTCTCTTGTGCTAACCGCTGACACTAGGGGTGCTTGTGACATGCTCCGGGCGAGACTCGAACTCGCAAGACCTTTCGGTCGGGGGATTTTAAGTCCCCTGTGTATACCATTTCACCACCAGAGCTTATGCATTCAGAGGGGGTCGAACCCACACGCCTTGTCGGCGCCAGATCCTAAGTCTGGTGCGTCTGCCAATTCCGCCATGAATGCATTTCAGTTATCAATCAGCAACCTCTTCTATCTCAACAGGTCCGTAAAACACAATTTCACAATCTGAACATTCCCAGCCTGCCTCTTCCGGATAGAATGTTGCGGATTCTAGAAGTTTCTGTTCCTTCTTGGACAAATCTTCCACACCCACTCTGTCTGTCCAACACCCATCATTTAAATTATGATCCATTCTGCTGTATTCATCTGACACCAAAGTGTCACCTTCTGTCCAGCCATTCTCACGTGGGTCTTCCTCCACCCAAACCTCACCCCAACGATACCAGGTGTTTTCTTCAAAGTAGATGCGTTTACCATTGCCTAGCACCTTCTCCCAAACGCATTGTTCACACACATCCTTTTTATCAACATTGGAAATTTTAAATGACATAATCACCTCATGATGAAGAAGCGGACAGGGAGGGATTCGAACCCCCGGAACCTTTCAGTTCTTCGGTTTTCAAGACCGATGCAATAAACCGCTCTACCACCTGTCCAATAACAACCTCAGGCGTCCCTGAGGTGAACACTTGTAGTCCTGCGGCAAAGTACAATAGAAGCTGTCTAGAAGATTTCTATTCACATATAGCCTAGCGGAACCTTTCGGTAATAACTATATTTCATATACCTACAAGTATTCTATGCTCCCGGTGAGACTCGAACTCACAAGCCTGTGAAGGCAGAGGTTTTTGAGACCTCCGTGTATACCATTCCACCACAAGAGCAGGTGTGATGCCAGTTAACATTATGGATTCTCGCAGACCACTGGCACCACAAGCGAGAATGGGTAGTGAGGGACTCGAACCCCCGACAGCCTGCGTGTAAAGCAGGTGCTCTACCAGCTGAGCTAACCACCCCTTTTATATCTACCTAAGTATCCGTTTCTTTTAGTATTTTTTGTGTTTCTTGAAACCCAGGTATCTGTTTGTGTGTGACAATTAGGACACAACAATCTTAAATTTTCTATTTTATTGTTATCTGAATTACCATCAATGTGGTCTAATTGCAGTGTCAATTCTTTCCCATTATGAAATGGCATCTGACCACATATTACACAAACATCACCTAAAGTTTCTTTCAGATACTTTTTTAAAGCACCCACATTAGAACAAACCCCTTCTAATATTTTTGGAATTGAAATAGTTTTGTATTTAAATTCTCCTTGGCACTTATTACTGCAATACTTGCCTGTTTTTTGTGATGGGAAAAAGTGTATCTCCTTTTCACAATTTAAACATTTACCTACCATCTTTTCTCCTTGTTAGACCTTACAATTTATTTATACGGTCTAAGTTTTTCATGGACCTGAACGGGATCGAACCGATGACCTCCTGAATGCAAATCAGGCGCTCTCCCAGCTGAGCTACAGGCCCGAGGTGACGTTGAAGTGGGCGGACTCACCCGCTTTCCTAGTTGAGATAGGCGACCGATTTGCTCAACATTGTCGGCCCTCTAACCACTTGAACGTCTAACTTGTTACTTGGCAGCTTCACCTTCTACTGCTGGCTTTACTTCTGCTGACTTGATTGAATCAGTATCAATCTTGGTTGAGTCAACAACTGCTGCACTGTCAACTGCAACTTCACCTTGAACTGCTTCTTCCTTTGCTGCACATGCACCAAGGAACAACACACCGACCAACATGAATAACTTGCTCATACATTCTCCTTATGAATTGTGGAATTGCACTGCTATCGCACTGCATTGCCCCACTACGACTCGAACGTAGATTCGCGGATCCAAAGTCCGCTGTCCTGCCATTGGACGATAGGGCAATAGTACCGCGTATGGGAATCGAACCCATCTTACCAGAGTGAAAGTCTAGCGTCCTAACCGATAGACGAACGCGGCATGAACACATCAGTTATCAATCAACACCTACTCTTGAAATATAACACCCTGGGACTCGTTTGTCAAGCCCCAGGGTAAGTCCTTCCAAATCAACAACTTACACTTTCTTGGGCTTTTTCTTTTTCTTTGTTTCTGTGACTTCAGGTAATGTAATCTTGGCACCTAATTGTGTCAATACTTCTCGCATATTTGGGTAAATCTGAAGCAGTGTTTGGTCCTTGATGTGGACCATGACATTGGCTTCTTTCCAGTGCATGCCTTCTAACATTTGCACCCAAAGTGTTTCTTTTTTGTGGCTTGCAATCTTTTCCATGCTACCACCAGATTGAAAATTTTTAATTCTTCGAAATTCTGCTCTGACATCCGTGTTGGCAAACCCATCTGGCAAAGTGGTGTCTGGCTTGTAGGTGTCTGGCATGCCAATGGGCAACCCATGCAACTTTTCAGCTTCCAGTACTGCCATTCGCATCAAAGGGGCAAACGTGGTGTCAATCTTGGCCACTTGTTTGGTCCTGTCCACTTGTTCTTCCAAAGTGGCACCTTGAGCAATCCAATCCAATTTTTCATTCAATAACATGTTAACGTGTAAATTCTTCATATCAAAACTCCGTGATGTGCTCCATGAGATTCTTCATCTTGTGTGCGATGAAGTAGTTCAGCAGTTGAGACTTGTCTCGTACATCCTTTTGCTGAGTGTAGTTATTTATAATGTTTTCCACAATGTCCTGAGGAATCATTCGGAGATCCACCATTTGCATGTTGCGCTTGATGGCTGCCTCATGTGGTGTGCCATCCCAATGTGTGACATCCAGCTTCTTCCATTGCTCCAGATCCTTCTTTCGAATAGGCTTCTGACGACCACCAGTCACGAACACATCATCAGGTGACATGAAGTTGGGGACACCATCTCCCTTGTCGCCCATCAAGATATGTTCCATGACAATCTCATCAATTGTTTCTGTGGCCTTCACCCACTTCTTGTGAATGGGGCTGTACTGCTTCACATTCTTGTAACGCTGAAGTTGTGTGAAGTCATGGTCACCAGACAGAATCAACACTGGCTGAGGCTCTGCCTCCAACCCTTGTTGCACCAAATCATGTTCCTGACTCCACAACACTAACGAAGCAATGATGTCATCAGCCTCAGCTGTGTCCACTTCCACCACGGCATACGGGAAGCTCTCAGCTATTTCTGATTTGATTTGATTCAATGCCTCGAAAATGGCATGCCAATCAAAGCCAGAATCATCACGGGCCTTCTTTCTGTTGGCCTTGTAATGGGGGAACATCTTCTTGCGCCAGTATTTCTTGTTGTCACAGGCAATCACAAGCTGACCAAACTCCTTGCCAAACTTGTTCTTGTAGGACCTGAGAGCATTCACAATCATGTGGCGAATCAATGGCGTGCTGATTTCTGCATCAGTTCTGCCACGAAGCTCTGCCATCAGAGTGCTAATTGCCGTCTGTGAATAATCCACGATAATCATGTCATACCCCTATGTATTTCTTGCAATCATCATTGGGATCCCGATGACATAGATGCAAGATGTTTGGAATCAATTGTCCTTGACGTTCCAACTTCACACATTCATCACATAAAACATAATTGATATGTGTGTATTTGTCAATATCTAGATATTCAGGACGACAAGTGGATGCAATGTTCTCCACACCAGCATCCACTTGTTCCTGATAGTATCTGGCACAACATTCTGGTATGTTGCTATGAACACCAAAATGATAGTGAAAATTATGGCATTTCATCCAATCCCTGGAAGTCACCAGGATTCCATGCCATGTTCTTGAATTGTCCTTCCTGAATCATGTCCTCGAACGTCTTGAACATGGCATTGAAACGAGCATTATACAGCTCCTTCATGCCAATCAGGATGTTCATGTACTTATCCTGGTCTTCTGCTTCCATGTTGGTCTCACTAATCATCGTGGCAATCAAATCTAAATCATCAGTGATTTGCCAGCACTTCATGATGTGTTGTTCCAAATCAAATCTATCTGTCATCAGTCAATCCTCACAATGAGTAGGTCAGTGGATGTACGTCCCTTCAACACCTTGCACTTCGCCTTGATGCCATCAAACCAATTCACAGTTTGATTCTTTCGGAGCTTCATCACCTCAGCCAACTGCTCTTCAGGCTTACGGAGAATCTTCTCACAGGTCACCTTGAAGCCGTAAATCTTGGGACCCTTCACATACAAGCTGTCCTTCACCTCAGCCTCGTAGTAGCCCAGCCGACGCTTCTTGGTGTCGTACACCCAGACCATGTTGGCACCAATGATGTCCACAGGATTACAGGACTTGATACCCTCATGCTCCGCCTTGAAACGAATCTTGCTGGCCATCTTCTTCTTGTCCAAAGGCTTCTTCTTCCTGATACGGAGAGACTTCACCTTGGTTTGTTGCTGTGAAATTCTATCCATGACAGCATCAAAGGCATCAATAATCTTTTTGAAATTTCTCTTGCCCACATAGGCATATCCTTCCACCAGCTGCTCATCCTCGCCATTATACGCAGAATACCACTCGGCAAGATGCTTACGAAGATATTGCTGAACCAACTTGAGCTGCGGGGCCTTGAAATTCTTGGTCAAGATGAATCCTGCCATGTCATCAGCCTCAGGCACCTCTCCATCAAAGGCTTCATCCATCTTGCCATCCAACTCAGCCAACACGGTGCTGACCTGAGCACGAATTCTGTCCTGAATGTTCGGCTTGTTGGTGTTCACATGAGTGGTAGAGGGTGCCTTCGTCTGCTTCTTCACAAGGGCAAAGCTCATCACATAATCACGAATACGCTGTGAATCATTGCTATTCAAAGGAAATCCTTGAAGTGCCATGCGAGCCAAAGCACAGATGGTGGTGTTCATGCTTCCCAGATTGCGCCAGGCTTGAATGTCCTGTTTGGCTGTTGCAGGACGCATCTCACGAAGCCATTGCTCCATGTACTTGGAATAATCCTTGTCTGAGGCACAATAGTTATGCCAATTCAGACCACGAAGCATTTCGGAATTGTAATTCTTCACCACACCATCCCACGTAGGTTCCTCGGCAATCAAAGAGGACTCGGATGCCGGAGGAAGAACCAGATGAAGATTAGCCATTGCTATACACCTCTTGGTCAAGGAGAGAAATCTTGCTGATGCTGTCCCAACGGAACGAACGCCAGGCCTGTTTCTCCATGTCCCAGACCGGGCAAGCATCAGGACTATACTTGCGCTGAGACTCCTTGACTTCCTGAGCTGGAAGAAACTGCTCAGCCAACGTACACTTCATGTCACGAACAGTGCCATCCGCCTTGGCGAAAGTCACCGTGACCACTGACTGCCGAAGAAGATTGCGAATGCCTTCCTTGGTGATGCCATCCATACAGCCTCCATGTGTTAGAGTATGTATGAAATATAATGATTTTATATCTATTTGTCAAGTCCCGCTAAGTGCTTGTATTTCAATCACTTACGCTTCGGGGTTTTCACTATTTTGAACCAACTGCCAGGATTCCAATCCATTTCCATGTCTGTGACATTTTCCACTTTTGTGGCGGGTTCAGACTTGGATAATGATTCAGCAAAGTTCTTGGTGGGAGGCATCACCATGACAGGTGTTTCTTTTTTCATGGAAAGATTGGCGGCAATCACCAACAAGATGGCCAATGGATCAAATACAAATATCAACATCAAGGTCAACAACCGAATGGCTTTGTCCAACGTGGTGGCATCATCGGTACCATACACCAGTTGTGCCACATACTTGATGGGACCCACTTCAGTTTCCAGCTTGCGTTGCCCCACGTTCAATTCTGATTTCTGTTTTTGCAATTCTTGAATTTTCTTGTTGCTTTCTGTGATGGTGGCAGTTGCAGCTGTGCGTTCACGGCGTTGGCTGTTACGAATCTGTACGGCACGTTCCACACGATTCACATCTCCCACCAGGTTGTTCACGGCAGCATCCATCTGTTGTAATGCCTGGCGTGCAGATGCCACATTGTCACGTTCCATCACAATCTGTTCATCCAACAACGTGATTTGTTCTGTGTTGGCATCCAAGCCTTGTGTGCCTTCCACATGGGCCCGAGTCAGATAACCAAAGATGCCTACACTGGTGATGAGACTCAACACCATCACGGCCACGATGAAATACATTCTCATCAGGATGTTGGTGTTGTTCCAGAATCGGTAGATCCAGCTGGCAGACACCAACTTGCCCATCTCCAAGGCAGCACCCATCAATCCTACTGCCACAGGGGCACCTGGGAAAATGGCAATCAACCCCGCAATGGAAAACCACGCGGCGATGGTGCTGATGAATAGTGCTGAAAAGAGAGTGATAAGGGTCATAGTTTCACGTGTTTTCGGTGAACTTTACACATGATCCAATCATTATAGAATTTATCTGGGTGTTCTAGCACACCATATTGGAACTGGAGTTTTGCTTCAAGATAATTGCACTGTCCTTTGTTTCCACACAGATGAAGTATCTCACGTTGGAAAGCTCCTGGTCCATGGGTAGCAACATCGTGAAGAAGCTCTTTGTTGCTTCCGTAGTAGTCTCGCCAGTCTGACTCCACTCGAACTCGCTTTCGTTTTCCTTTAACAGATTTTCGTCGAGCAAAGCTGAATAGTTTCTTTCCAATGTACTGGCGTCCTGTTTGAAGGTTGGTGATTCGATACACGAATCCAATGATGTTGTCAGGCACTTCAGTAAATTCTTTGTCTTGGTGCATCCACATAGTTAAATCCTCAATGAGACTTAACTATTTATTCTCCTAGTATGAACGAGAAAGGATGATTTTTCGTGGTGTCAATGCTCATACCTACGTATTTACCTACCAGATTGCCTATAACATACACAGGAATCACCGCCCAATTGCCTTTCAACAACTCATCCAACGACCAGAACATGGATGCCAATGAAGCCAACCCCATCCACACGCTGTTCAACAGCAACTTGGGAATGTTATCTTCATAGGTGTATCGAATTTCCAATACTTTCAAAATGTTGAACACAATTTGTGAAAAGAAGATGGCCACCCAAATCATTCTTCATCCTCATCATTGATTTCATATCCATAATCTTCATCATCTTCCATGGTCTCACCACAGAAGGGACAATATTCCACCCGATAATGGTCATCATCCATGTCATGACGGATGGTGAATTCTGCTTCACAAGATGTACATACTATAATTTTATGCATCGTATTCCACCGTGAGTTTGTCAATGTCTTTACGTTCTGCCATCACGTAATAGTAATAGGGCAGACGATGATTGCCCAGCACTTGTATCGTCAATCCGTTCACATTGTTCACCACCAAGGTTTGATCCATGTTGGTGGGTGTGAGATGTACGGTTATGGTTTTTTCATCCACCAATCCTGACCAGTAATCAGGTAATGGAATAGTTCCTTCAGAAGTTTTGCCACGAACATACACACCTGCTTCAGGTCCTTCAAGACAAGCATAACGTAAACGTTTTCCTTCTTTGGTAGGATGTTTTATATCAAACGCTTTTAATGTTGCAGTGGTAAGATATTGTCCTACCGCCAAATTTCCTGTTATAATTGCGGCACCTGTGATGGTGGTGGGTCCATTAATGGCCGTGACACCTGTGATGGTGGTGGCGCCTGTGATGGCTGTGGCGCCGGTGATGGTGGTTGGTCCAGCTGTCATCAATGCAGTTTGCATATAAGCAGAGGACACACCACCTGAGGCCACAACATCAGGAGCTTGCACCATGTTGGTGGCAATCAATTTAGCCGCAATGTTGTTCCCTTTGGAGAAGGTACCGCCTGGTCCTGATACTGCACCTTCTTCAGGAATCAAACTCAATGTTTCCAACACGCTATACACAGAACTGGGTATGACATCTTGACCTGCTCCCGTGGCACCAAGTGCTAGTGCTGCTCGAGGAACATCCACAGAAACTCCTGTGGTGATGTTCATGGTTCTCTCACCTAACACTGGAATGTTGACCGTGACAGGTACCACTACTGGTATTGGTACTGTGTCGGTGATACCATCCGCATCCAATGAGAGGTCCATCTCCTTCAGTTGCTCTAGTTGATATTGTGTTTCTGCCACCTTTTCTTTGGCTTCAGCAATGGTTTTTTGTGCTTGTGCCACAGTATTGACAGCTGAAGCCACCTCAAATTTCAATTTTCTTTCAACTTTCAATTTAGTTAAATCTAGAATAACTGAAGGTATAGCAGGTAATCTTATGGCTTCATCCAAAGCGTTTGTGGCTTTGTTCAGCAATTCTTCTGCGGCATCCACTTCACGCTGTGTTTTATCTGCACGTGCTGTGGCTTCGGCTACCTCGCGTTTAGCATTGGCTAAATCTTGTCTGGCTGACATGTTATCCTCGTATTACTCGGTTCAACTTGCTTTCAATTTTAGATTTTTCATTCACACCGAAAGCAAATTCACGTTTCTTTCCCTGCTTATATATCAATAACATGGGAACAGCTTTTGCGCCAGTGAAGTCTTTCACTTCAGGTACTTCATCAATGTCCACCTTGTAGAAGGGGACTGGCGATGTTTCAGCCAGTTCCCCAATTACAGGTAACATCTGTTGACAAGGCACACACCATGTGGCATATAAATCCACCACCACAACATCATGTTCTGTGATAGCCTGTTCCAATTCAGCAATGGTGTGTAGACTTTTCATCATGACACTTCACAACCATTGGCTGAACAGGCAGCTTCACCTTGAAGGTTGGTTTCATCATTCATTTCTCGCACATCATCCAGATTGATGTTGTGTAGTGTCTTGACAGCTTCTTCATAGGTCACGGCATCAACATCTTCAAATGGTGCTTGGATGTAGGTGTGGTCGCTGTAAGGCAACACGGACAATGCTGTGAAGTTGTCACGATTCTCCCACATCCAGGCTCCCACTTCATCCCACTCACCTGGCTTGATGGTGACTGTGGTGGATACATTGTTCTTGTTGGCACCCTTACGATGTCCAGGCTTCACCCATTCCTTCCACACCTTTGATACGCGCTTCAATAAATCAAGTGCTGTTTCTTGACGAGTGACAGCTCCTGCAGGTGCCTGTTGTGGCACTTCAATCACAGCCTGAATGTTTGGCTTGAAATATTCATCCGTGACCAGTTCAGGATGATTGTTCACCAGATAGTTGTAGATGCTTTCATTCTTACCCACACGAATTCTACGAATGTAGAAATCATTGTGCCAGGCGTGAATGCCTGAGGAGGTTCCCAACACCAATGAACTGGTGCCTTCAGGCTTCACTGTGGTGCAACGTGCTGCTGGGTTCGTACCAATTAAAGCTGCTACACGTTGATTCTCTTCCTTCACCAGGTTGGCTGCTTCCTTCATGTCCAATTTCAATACGCCACCCGATGCAATCCCCGTCATTGAAACGCCAATCAAGGCTTCCTTCTCCGTGGTTCTCTTCCATACATCCCTCAAATAATGAAAGTTGGTGTAACTGGCTTGTAGTGTGCCAATGAATGCTGCCGCCTTGGCACGTGCATTTAAATCTTCTTGTGATTCCACATCACCCGCATGAATGGTGGTCAAGTTACAGAATTGGAAGGGACGAAGTGAAATTTCTGCACAAGGATTCATGCCCCAATCCTTATCATTGGTGAAGAAGAAGCCAGGTTCACCTGAGCCTGAAGCCTCAATCTTCTTCCACAACTCCATGAATGTTTCTTCTTCCACCTTGGACCGAACAATCACGGCTGAGTTGTTGGCACGACCACGTTGTGAATTTTGTTCCCACCAGTTGCCGAACTTACAGGTCAGCATGTCATCATCATCAATGTCAAACAATGAAATCATGGCTGACCGACGAATGCCACCTGCCAACACAGCATCAGCAATGTAGCACAGAATGTCATGCACTTCCAAAGAGGTGAGTTGTTCACCATTGTGCTTTCTGTCCAGAATCTTCTGAACATTGTGGAGGCAATCCTTCAATGGTTCAGGACCAGGTGCCTTGCCACCTGATGTGATGAGAGGCGCACCCTTCTCACGAACATCAGAGAAATCATACACAGGCATGGCCTTGCCCTTCATGTATGCAGTCATCAACACCTTGACAGCATCTGCCCATCCTTCAATGCTATCTCCTACAAGATAGCGACGATTCTTCACAGGCTTGTTGATTTCAGGAAGTTTTTCCACGTGATGTTGTTGCACAGAATATCCCACACCTGTACCTGACAACAACAGGAACATTACTTCACTGAAGGCATCCACGTGATCCACAGGTAGGAAACAACAATTATACAAACGAGCATTGTTGATGGCAATAGGCTTCCCAGCAAACTGCAAACTGCGCATGGAAGGGAGAATCTTCTTGTCATAGACAAATTGATAGGCATCAGTGATGTCTTGTGCCAGATGAGGATACTTCTCCAGATGCATCTGCTTGTTTCTGTCAACTAGTTCCTTCCAGTTTTCACGACGACCAAGCTCAGGGATGAACTTGGCATATTTCATGAACACGGTGATGTCACTTAAAATCTTGGCGGGCAATTCCATCTTACTCATTGGGCGGGTTCCTGGAGCTGTAATGCTCGGTGAATGTTGGGTGGGAAATAGGTATCAGGCTTTAGAATCTTACCATCATCTCGACGAACAACTTTACCTTCCACAGTCTTGCTCATGTTCGAGGCGGTGATTTCTTGCCATACAGGACCCATAGGAATTCCTAATGAGTTGCATAGACCGAGAATCACCCAAATTAAATCGCCACAAGCATCTGCTGTTTCTACTATGTCCTGGTTTTCAAATCCTTGTTCTAGTTCTTCCATCTCCTCTCGAATAAGATTCAAGTACAGGACAGCTTGTTTGTAATTATCGGTGAAACTGGGTCTATCTTTCACTTCTTGACCACAGGCTTCCATGAAAATTCTTACGTTACTTTGCATCGGTTTCAGTCTCATTATGTGAAAAGTTATTTATCAATGGGAAAATTTCAGAGATGACCTTGGCGCACTCCAAGGCAATAATTCGGTGTTCCTTCTGTGTTGCCTTGTCGGAACGTATATCTATATAGTGAATCCAACTTCTCAAGGTGCCGTTCATGTACATACGGGACGTGGTAAGGCCTTCAGGAAGCACAGCACGTGCCACTTCTTTGGCAATACCGTTATTGATGGCCCAACTATAGGCAAACTTGGATTGACGAATCACATCTTGTTGAATGCGAACCCATTCCTTTTGCAGTTCCAGGTCCTGGGTTTCAATGCTGTTCTGCCGATTCTTCTGGTCTTGAAGGCGGGCCTCACGATATTCAAATGACAAATCTTTCACAGGGTCAGCATATCGTTGACTGAATTCCTGAAAGCTGAAACTCCGATGCCGAAGAATCTGCCGAGCAATGTCTCGGGTGGTTTCAATCTCCAAACAAATGTTCACCATCTCGAAGGGACTCCAGTGCTTCCACTTCACAAGATAGCTGATGAGCTTGTCTGCCGTTTCGGTGTTGTACTGATTGCTGGGATTGCTGACCCGAGCACAAAATGCCACCAGGTCATTCATCTCTGCCACGTTGTCCATGTCATCGGCACACGCAATGGTGTGCGAAATCAAACGTACTTTCATTAACAATTTCTCCATTCTGTAAATTTCAATTGCGCCATGAGTCCTTGGTATGTATGCTCACGAATGATGTGTTGAACATCCTTTCCAGCTTCCACAAACTCATTGATGTCTTTTTCATGATACCCACAAGGCCAAATGACCACTTGGTAATTAAGTTTGATGTACTTCTCGACAATTCTACACACCTCAATGTTTCGTGGTTGATTATCAAACACAATGGTGATGAGTTCTTTCGGCAGATTCAAAGTTTCAATTTTACTGAACCCTGTGCCTGCACATGCCAAAGAATTATTTAGAAATAAACTATCTATGGGCCCTTCCACAATGGTGATGGGACGAGTCCTATCAATGGTGTTGATACCAAACATCAATGGAGCATCTTCTTGCAACTTAATCATGATGTATCGAAGTGATTCACCACGAAGACCTCGCATTGTCACTCCCGTGAGTTCACCGGCTTCATCATAAAACGGGAGCAACAACCGAGGTTCTTCAGTACGAATAGTATCATATTCAGGAGCAATCTTCTTGATGTCCTTCACTGAAGGAATATAATACAATTCTTGATATTTGTCAACTGGAATCTTTCTGGACACACAATATCTCACTGCCTCGTTGTCCACATCACATTTGTCCAACCGAACAGCCACCTGATCCAACAGGGACTTGGGTTTAAATACAGGAGCTTCAAATGTCAGGAATTCTTCGGCATCTTTATGTGCCTTGGGTCCGTTCTCACCTTTGCTGTAGCGTTCAAACACATATTGCTGATAGGTATGAGCATCAAAGTTTTTCAGGAATGTCCCGAAATGTTGGCTGGCATCACAGTTATGGCACTTGTAGTACATATCATTCTTCTGCCGATAGAAATAGCCACGTGCCTTTTTCTTGTTGGTCTTGGAATCACCGCAGATGATGCAACGACAATTCCACAAGTCTGCCTTTTTCTTGGCAAACAAGGGAAGTCTGTGACCAATCATGTTCAGATATTTTGTGTCAATAAAATAGGACATCGTGTTTCCTCCTGTCTTGGAAGATACACGATGACACCATATTTGTCAAGTTTTATTGGTGTTACTTCAGAAATTCACCCAGGATTTCATGAGAGATGGCACCCAACACCACACTACCGCCCATGATGAGCCATTTCCATCGTTCCAGGTCCACCACTCTCTTTTCCAGTTCAGTCTGTTGTTCTGACATGGCTTTGGTTTCTTCTGTGATGCATTTCTTGATTTCAGAAGTGCCATAGGTCATGGCAGTCATCAATCGTTGTTCTGTTTCTGTCAGGTCATCGGACATCTCACGACTGACCGTGGTGATACGGGAATGCAACTCTTTGATATCACCTTGGATTTCCTGCCGGCGTCTTTCCACCAATGAGAACAACTCCTCGTCTATGTCATCCTGTTTGGACAACCGTTCTTCATGAACAGCCAACATCTTGGCAATGTTGTTGGACACATCACCCATTTTTTCAATGGCAGCATCCAAGCGTGAAAAGAGCGATGCCATTCTGTTGACATCACTCTTTAACACTGCCACTTCTGTTTCCAGATTCATCTATTACTTGGTCTTCTTGACCTTACCGCCATACTTCTTTTTCACCTTCTTCACTTCTTTTTGCACTTCGGCTACGGCGGCCATGGCATCTTTCATGTCCACTTTGCCATCATTGTTCACATCAGCCACATCTTTGGCCTTTTCTGTCATGGCTTTCAAGGTGATGGGAGCATCTTCTTCACGGAAGATGAACCAGTAGGCACCTACCAAAACGGCTGCGAGTAGTACAATCCAAATCATATGTTATCTCCTTGTTTTATCTTTTTCGCTCCCGGCGAATACTATGATGTTCACTTCTTTTTCTTCTTTTTCATCACCGGCTTTCTACGAAACATCTTGAACTTCATCACGGGATCATACTTGGCAATGGCGCCACTTCCCATGTTGTTGGCTGGAACTTCTTCTTGCACTTCAGCTTCAACAAATTCTTTGAACTTTTTCATATCTTTCTCAACTTGTTGATGACATTGACATCCAACTCAATGTCAGTTTCGTTTATTTGTTTGCTTATTTGAAAACGTTCAGGTAGATAATTCAAATACACCAGAAACGTTTTGATTTCAGGCCAGAACTCCATTTCAAACTTCAAAAACAACATGGGAACCAGAGCAACACCAAACACATTGTGTAACAAAATCAAATGGTTCAACACCAAACGTTCACTCAATGTTCCGGATTTCTTGTACCGTTTCAACAATCGTTTGATGTACTTGAAACGCTTCAAGTCTCCATCAAATTCTTTGATGCTGGTGCAAGAAGGATTGTTATAATGTTGTGCTGCATATAATAAAAATGTATCCTGCGTCAAATCAATAGGCATAGTTTAGAAATTTACGGCTGCTGAGCCTCCAATAACCCACCAGTCGCTGTTGTACCAAAGAAGAATAAGTGTTTGTCCCATTTCTGTGAATACGGCACTTGTTACACCTTTGATGTTTGATGTGATGGATGATGTGCCGCCTGCAGATGTACACAGGATGAATTTGATTTGACCTGTGTATGTGCCATCAACAATGGATAGAGCATTCACACCACCTGTATTACTTATAAGGGTAAACAATGATGTTGCATTGATGGTGCCAGCATTGGCAATCACTTGTGGGCTTTCAACATCCAGTGCCAACAATCCTCCAAATTGTATCAAGGTGCTTGGAAGATTGGCTAATAATGTGGACATGCTAAGTTTCTTATCTGTGTTGGATTGCACCAGATAGAGCACGTCCGCCGGATTGACGGACGCGGCTGCGGTCAAATCAGTTACTTTGCTATCAGCCATGATTTATTATACTGAAGGTGAAGGTGTTACTGAAGGTGTTACTGAAGGTGTCACACTGATTGAAGGTGTCACGCTAGGTGTTACTGAAGGCGTGACTGAAGGTGTGACTGAAGGTGTTGGTGATTCTGGGAAATAGGTGTCATCGGCAGCGTCATCTGTAATATCAGCAAGAGCCACCAATGTCTCATAACGCTTTCTTTCCACCACACCATTCACTTGGAATGTCAAGTTGGCTGCCCCGCCACTGCCAAGAAGAGCATCTGTTACTGTGATGGTGTCATTGTCCGCATGTCCTGCACCTGTTTGCACAATTTCAATGGAAGCTGCACCAGCAGCTGATACTGTGATACGGAACATGTGTCCTGTGCCAGAACCTGATGTGGTTCCTTCCACAAGATAGATGCCTGCCTTACGTGCTGCATCAGCAGCACCAATGGTATCCACAGCAGCAATGGCACCAGTCTTTACAGATTGACGATGTGTCCATCCTATTTGTGCTGGACCGTCTGTGTCTAACATTTCAAACTTGTCAACACCAAACACAGTCTTAGTGTCTGTTCCATTGGAAAAGCCGTAACGTAAGAACTTTGGCTTTTCACTTAAGGTGTAGTTAGTGCCACCGCCTACTATAGAAATGCTATCACCTGCACGTGCAGCAATCACAGTACATGCTGTGTTGGATGCAATTGCTGTGATGACAAATTCTTGGCTTCCTGCTAGTAGAAAATCACCCACACGTGCTTCTGTGGTGAAAGCTGTACCTGTTCCGGTGACAGCACCACCTGTGGTGATGGCTACAGTTCCTGTTGACGTTTTATCGTCTTTAATACCCCAACCTGACATGGTTATTCTCCTGAATTATAGAGTTGTTCGACTGTATTGAAAAATTCTTTAACGTTTTCTTTGGGAAGGTCTGCGACGCTGGACACATTGAAAGTTTTCAATGTTTCTAGAAATGCCTTTTCGTATGATTCAGAAGTCACAACAGGTTGAACCTGTTCTTCCATTCTTCCCTTCAAGTTGTCACGGCGGCGACGAAGTTCCGTCTTGGCGCGTGATGCCAAACGCTTTTCAGCAGGAGAAATCTTTCCACCGGCTTTTTTCTTTCTTTCAGCACTTCTGGCAAGGGTGTCCAACATACCTTCTGGTGTACGTTTCAAATCCATTTCTTCTTCAGCAATAGGATTGAATTCTTCGAATTTCTTCATGGCAACTCTCTGACGTAAAAGGCGATACATTTGTGGGTCATCGAAAACTAGGTTCATGATTTTTTGTGTGAAATCATAGAACACGCGTCGTTGATTAAGTGGTAGAAAAGCGTCTGTGTCAACACCATGTAATGCCATGTTCAACCATGGCAGATATTGCACAGGCATCATTCCCATACGAACCAATTGTTCAATTTGTTTGCTGCGTTCGTCTGAGTGCATAATCACCACCTGAAAACGTTCTATAGTATTTATAATTACTTCAGGCTCGCTTTCAACATCCAGGCTGAATTTCAAGAGTTCCTGAGTGTTCCTTCTGTTAGCAGTTCCATTTTCTGAGAGCTTTATTGATACGAGAGTTCGGGTCATTAGCGGTCTTGGCTGAAGTCAACCGCTTCTTCATCCCTCCCATTCTGGCACAGAAACTCTTTCTCCGTTTGGCGGCTTTGCTTCCCTTCTTCAATTTGGAAGGCTTGGTGGTCACAGCCATGGACAACTTGCTACCAGGGTTGGCACGACGATAGGAGGCGATACCTTTTCTGTTCAATCCACCTTCTGGGTCCTTGCCTTCCTTTCTTTGCCAAGCTGGTGCGGCTTCATCCAAAGACAATTCTTCATCTGACAAATCCACCAAGGCTTGACGTAGTTTTTCAATCATGCCTGAGTTACGAACCACTTTGAACACCATGTTCTGCAATCCAAATTCACCTGTGGATGATAATCCTGACTTACGCATTCCTGCAATCTTTTCCAACACCAATTTAATCATGTCCACGTTCTTACCGGCAATGGCTTCTTGTGCTTCTTTGATGAGACTATCAGCCATGTCACCAATTTCTTTGTGTTCAAATGAAGGGGCTGACATTCTGGGTTCCACCAACCAGCTGTTGGATTGCAAACTGTATTGTCCTGTTGCCACAAGGTGTTCATTGCTGCCTTGTGCATACACTTCCACAGGATATCCCTTGATGCGAATGTTATGGCGACGATTGAATTCATCCTTCTTGGCACGAAGCAACTTTTCCACCAGGGTGACATCATGGTATCCGCCAAGACGAACTATCACGTGCAGGTCGAAATCACTGAACTTGGTCCAGTTGTAGTTGGCGTTGGATCCTGTCAAGATGATGTCTGTGACTTCCAGATCCACACCCCAAGTTTCCATGAAAGACCTGGCCACCTTCAACAAGGCTTCACGAACATCAGGCTTCAACACCATGCCATCCCAAGCGGCGGGATTCAATTCAGCATGATAGATGACCGTTTCCTGTTCAATGTTCATGAATTCTTTCAAGGTGGCCATCTTCTTCTTCAACACAGGAATGTCGGCATTTTCCTGGCCTGGGGTCACTGCCAACATCTTCTTGGTGAGTTCTGGACTGCCCCATTCATTGTCTTTACCTAGTTCTTCATTTGTTGAGCGCCAACCGCCGCCTTTGCCGCGATACCACTTGGCAGCCCAGCCATTGGCATAGGCACTGGGGTACACATCAAACTTGGAGCGAGCCAATGCTTTTGCTCGAGCCCAAAGTTTGGGGTTGGTGGGCTTGTTCTTTTCTTGTAGGATTTCTTCTTTCATAGTTTTCACCATGATGGGTTTGTTGCCTTGACCAGGCTGGTCTTTACCAGGACGACCTGCTGCAGCTTGTGCAGCACGCTTTCTTCTCACGGCAGATTTGATTTCATCTTTGCTCATGCTAGCTGCTTTAGCAGCAGGCACACACTTGGCATATCCTTTCTTCTTGCCTGAAGTGCCACAGGGCTCATAACTGCCATCTTTTTTCTTCTTGGCGATGTTCACCCATTTTTCTCGGAACCAGTTACGTAAATCTTCATTCATCAGTAGGTTCTCTTGGATTGAGGAAGTTCTTTACGAATCAATGATTTCTTATATATCTTGGCACGTTGCTTAACTAAACGTTCCACAGCAGACTTCTGCGTGTTGGATAATGAGGATTTACGTTTCACACCCACCAACTTATACACTTTTCGAAGTGCTTCTTTGTTTAAACGTTTTTGAAAACGCTTGGCACTGGCATTGATTTTTGCTGTAATCTTTTTTCTACGTTCCAATTTCCAACGATACTTTTTCATGGTACGTTGTTTCTTGAACCGCCCTTGTGGTGTCAATGCTTCCACCACCAGAAATTCTTTTAGTGTAATCACTTCAGAACAACTCCCCCAATCACCACACCTGCCACTACACCTACTACAAATGAAGTCTTACGGCTTGGTAATTTGATGCCAAACATTTTGTTGGGATTCTTGGGAGCAGGAGGAATGTTGTTCACAACAGTTTGGAGACTATCACCACGGAGTAAGGCAAGTTTCAATGCGTCATCTTTCTTTAGTATGGCAGTTTCTAATTCTTGTATTTGATTACCTTGTGTTGTGATAGTTGTTTCTTGTTTTGTAATGATGGAATCTTTTAATGGAAGTATCTGTCTGGCAAGTTGTAGTGTGTCGGTGATAGTCTCCGTTAACAATTGTGCTCGATCCATTAAATTCAATGTTTCATTTTTCAATTCTGTAGCTTGTCTGCTGTACACGCTGGCACGACTTTGTGCTGCACGAGCTTCATTGTCAGCAATGATGATTTCTTGTGCTAAGCTATCGGCAAACTTTGTGGCTGAATCTGCTTGAGCCTGAAACTTCTTGTAGTCAGCAATGTACTTGTCCATGGCATCATCGCTTGTGGAATCTTGCCAGTACAATACACCTGCAAATGATAATAGTAATACAAGAAGTTTCAATCTCATAACATCTCCTGATTCTGTTATTTATTACTTGAACAGAGCGTAGAATTCGTTGAAATGCTTGATACGGTCAACAAGACCGATGGTGCCACCGTTCACCTTCTTGGTGATGGCAGTGATATCAAGTTCAGTGGCACCCTTGTCAGCAAGAGCATTCAAGCCACGTGAGTTCCAGAACCAGGCGGCTGAAAGAAGAGGATACTTTGTGGCAACTAGGTCAGGTGTTTCAAGAATGTTTTCTGGAACAACCTTATCAAATGCACCATAGTTGTCCTTGCCAGTCAATTGGATATAGCCACGACCACGATACTTGTATCCTTCACCTGAAGCTTCTGGACCGTTGCCCATACGACCGCCGTAAATCAAGTTGGCAATTTTTTCTGGCTTCCGTTCGTATTCCAAAGCCTTGGCTTCTGTTGGGAAATACTTCTTGAACAATCCTAACAAGCCCTTGGCGCCGTAGTTAAGGTTTTCATTCACAGCCTTGAAGTTGCCTGATTCATGACCGCATTGTGCAAGAAAATGGCAAAGGCGAAGAGGGGTGTTGATTTGAAACTTTTCCATCACTTCAGGAATTTGTGTGATTACTGTGTCAGGAACATGTCCCTTGAGCTTTTGAATATCCATTGATTATCTCTGGTTGAAGTTATCGTGTTTCACGCCATTGAGCAGAGGCGTATACGTTGGTATCAGCAGTGCTGCTAAGATTTCTTGCAATTAAGGCGAATATATTACTATCAGTAGATCCAATGTTCTGACTGAGATAGGCACGTTTGGCTTTTACTGGGTCAGCCAAATCCATGCCTCCTGATGCTTGTTTACCTGATGGGTTGTTGGCTGCCACAAACCCAGACGTAAACAATTCACCGCCTGTGGTGCTGAATGCTGTGCCTACTGTGGTGTTGTATTCAACAACTGAATCATTATTGGCACTGACCCATGTACCGCCTGTGATATTGGCGCTGGCACTAGGTAGACGCCATAGTTCAAAAACTATGGATGAGCCATCAGATAGTATATTCAAGTCGGTCAAACGAACAACACTTCTGTTGGGTAGTGATTGATAGGTGTTTTTCAACTTGATGGCAACTATACACTTGGCTGTGGCAGGTGCTCCTTTACTCAGTAATATATTTTCAGCATAACTACTGAAGTTCACACCTGATTCCACATATCCACCTTCAGACATCACCGTGGAACAGATTTGATCCATGTAGGTGCTGCCTACTGCCACACCTGTGTTTCTGATTTCACAACGAATGGGGATATTGGGATTTCTCCAGTACACCGTGGCGAGATTGTTACTGTGTTCAAATTCATGAGCCACAATGAATTCACCATCATGTACAAATCCTATGCGAAGGCGACCCACACCCAACCATTGATAATCACAAAAGACCAACTGTGTCTTGGTGACATCAATATTGAATTCTGATGCTCCGGTACCATCACATTTGTCAACATTCCATGCAGATTGTGGGATGGGTGTTTCATCAACCACACTACCACTGATGCTGGTGCGCTTCACAAATTGAAGTGTGCCATTACCTGCTTGTTGGAAATACACGCCATCTTCTTCACCAAATAGTCCCACACGCTTCACTGTGTTGGTGCGAGCTACACCGAACACAAAACTCATCAATGCCAATTGGCTCTTGCCTGGCATATAATGATGATGCATTCTGCTTTGATGAACAACATAATCGCCATTGCCTGTGCCTACTGATAAGCGAACTGAGGCTTCATTGGCACGAAGTGTTTTAGTTCCTGACCCACTGGACGAAGTTAACAGTTCAACTTCTTCACCATAGATATGACTGTAATCAGCAAGTGTAAAGGGTTCAGAAACACGAAGGCGACCGAACGCATCCAGGTTCGTGCCGCCGAGACTGACTAATAAAGAATTGTTACTGCCATAACCGCCTGTGACAGGAAGAGGATTGGTAGCCTCAACAACGCTACCATCCTTGCCTGCTGCAAGCATCACAACTTCATACCGTTGTTCTCCATCTTGTACATCTTGTGGCTTGATGTATTGTGCCATTATTCCATTCCTTGTATTACTGCATTGAAAAGCGCTCGTGCGTCTACATCACGCATGGTGCTAGGTAATCCTTTTTTGAAATTCCTGTAATCATTTTTCATGGCAAAATCACGCATTTTGCTTGCTGACATGCCAGCGGCACCATCAGCATCAGGATCACGCTCACCTGCAGAAACCACTTCAACTGCTTTAAACGTATACAATGTTCCATTATATTTATGTACTGCTTGTTCATATTCAGGTACACGGTCACTACCTGCCACCATGATAACCTTGTCATACATGCCATTCCATCCTTCCATCCATTTCAAAAAACTGAATTTCTCTTTGGTGGCCAACACAATGCTCACGTTGGGAAACATCTTGTTGGCAAACATCAGCTTCATGTCTGGGTCCAAAGGATCTTTGGGAGCCTTCTGTGTGCGAGACAGAATGATGAGATAGTCTGCCTTTTTGTTCTTGGCCACACTTACCACTTTGTCAATCAGTTTTTTATGCCCGATGGTGGGAGGATTCATACGACCAAAAGCAAATACTATAGTTTTCAGTTCCTCATCCAACTGGGTGGGTCCTACTGGTGTCCTGCTCCAATCTTTCACAGCATTGAAGTTGGCTTGTGAGAACTCCATTCTGTTCACCAACTTCACTGCATTTCCTGCTCGGTCTACTGCCACATAGCCTTCAGGGTCCGTGTGCTTGAATCCTTCAGGTGTTTCAATGAATGTAGGGATGCCTTGTGCCTCATTCAACTTCTTCACAAAGATGTTTTTTGCATCCAACAACGTCACATACAACTTGAACATGGCACGAAGATTCATGGCGTTGGTACGAAGATACTTCTGTAATTCTTTTTTCAACCCTTGATACTTCTTTTGACCAGCCGCGGTTTTCATCCCTGCTTCCTTCTTGGCAACACGGTCTATCACAAAGGCTTCCAACCCAGCAAGGGAGCGCTCGTTGATGGGAGCGCCATCCCGCACCAGTTTGTTCACAAAAATCTTGAACATGTATCCCACGGTCAAATCAGATGTTTGTGTTGCCAACTCATCTAGAAACTTTCTCGCAGAAATGGCGTTGGTTTTGGCAGAAGCTACAAGTGAACTAACCGTTCTGGTTTCCTGGTCAGTCAACGTCATCTTTCCAGACATGTCCTGATAGGACGCATCCTGGATCCAGGCTGTTTTAGATTTTAGCTTACTGACATCAACACCAAAAGAAGCCGACATTTCATTCACCGCCTTCTTTCCTGTATATTTAGTATGGAACACAATTCCAAGATGGGAATGCTGTAGCTTTTCTCCCAAAGGATCCGTGACAGGCACGGCATACATGATGGTATTGGGCTTGAAAGTGATGTATTTCACCCCTTCAATCGTGGTAGTTTTCTTGATGGCAGGGGTGAACATCACATCTCCCTGCAACACATCTTTGAATGGCAAATCGCGCAATTCACGAAACACCACTTTCAACACTTCAGCTGGACCACCACCATAATAGTAGTCTATCATCTCCTCAGAGAATCCCAGCTTCATGTCTTTGGCAAAGGCACCATGTTTCGTGGCCACGAAGAACATCCCGGTTTCCGGGTCTTTGCCACACACCACAGCAGGGGCACCATCCCACTTCACGGTGATGTTCAGCTTTCTGTTCACATTGCCTTGGAACAAGTCAAAAAGCGCCTCAACAAACGCTATGGATTGTTGGGCGCCTTTATAACCTAGATTGATGATGTCATCTTCTAGATGTTCCAGATGTGTGTTTTTGTCGCTTTTAGCGGCCATAGTAGTCCAGACAGTGGTTTCTACTATTTATGTTCAAACGGATGAAATGAAATCCTCAATGCTCTTTTTCTTACGAAGCATGGTTTGATAGATGTATCCTTGTACCAGACCTTCAATCAAATCCTCCAGCTCCTGATGCTGTTGTTCCTCCAGTTCTTCTTGATAGAAGTCCAGATTTCCAGCCATGTCTAGGAAACGTTTCTCACATTCTGCGATACCAGCATCAATGGAAGCTTCCAATTCATCAGCATCTGTCTGGTGTTCCCATTCTTCCCAATTGATTTCATAATTCTCTGACCGAAGCTCACCCAGCTTCCTGAGTAGTTCCAATGTGGTCTGATGGTTAGACATGAGTGTTCCTTACCGTGGACTTCCAGCGAAGTTGACGCTCAAACTCACCCTTCTTTATCTTCCACATCTGCTTCACATGCTTCTTCTTGGACATCTTCACCATCTTGTCCAGGTTCTGAAGCACCTTTTCATCAGCATGAATCATTTCCACGGCCTCCGCATTAGGGATGATGGCATCAGGATGAACGTACTGAACAACCATTTCATGAGGCTCAGCCTCATCAAACAGAATCTTACTAACTTTACCAAAAAACCAAACAGGAGAGACAATCATAGCCAAGAACATTACCATGATTAGATAATGATACCAGAACATGATTGTCTCTCCTGTTTGATTGATTAGTTACCGCCGAAGATACGGCTACCAGCAGTCTGGTAGGCAGCAGCCACGATGGAGCGTGAAGGACGACCCATGCGATAGGTCGTGGTCTCACCACGATTGGTGTACACGCAGAAACCCTCAGAACGAAGGTCGTTCACGCGGGCGCGGAGGTTACGGATGCCGAAGCGGCTCCGAGCCTGAGCGGCGCTGATGGTACGACCAGTTGAGAGGTAACGAACAAGACGGTCATTCTGTGACATAGTAAATCTCCTTATATCGCCCTTTTCAATGACGGAGCGCACGGCGGGCGGAAAACCGTGCGCTCCCAATGTTATGTTACTTGGTCTTCTTTACAGTCTTGACAGCCTTTGAAGCAGGGCGGAGACGGCGAGCCGCTGCGGCAATGGCATCCTGATAGACCTGCTCCGAAATCGAGGCATCATTAGAGCCACGAAGATAGTCCAGAGCCTGATTCTTGGTCATGGCATTCGGCAGGTCAACCCAAACCACAGAGTTGACACCGAGCTTGCCCAGAGCCTTGGTGTAGCGGGTCCGGTCGTTAGTGAACCGAATCTTGGTGCCAATGGTCTTGCCATTGCCACGCGTCCCGCCGTTAGTGAAACAAACGAAAGAAACCTTGTCAGAATTACGCATAATACATCCTCCGAGAAAGAAGTTGAACATCTCACCTACATCTTAATTCTAACACACCTACAACCAATTGTCAAGCACCTACACCATCAATTTTTACCATTTTGATTTACCACTTCTTGGAATCGAGAGAGGTCGTAGAAACCTTCACCAAAGCTGGCCAGACGGTCCAGATATTCCTGTTCATCCAGATCCACATCTGCCCAGGTTCGCGTTGTGTTTGCTACCAGCCCCTTGGTGATTCCAAGAAGATCCATCGAATTTTCTGACATTGTACTGCCCTCCGTGAGTGTGATGGGGAGTGTATCCCCTATATGAAATATAACACATTTTTGTCCATTTGTCAAGCCCTGGCTAAGTGCTTGCAAATCAACAACTTACACGGCGATGGGGCCCTGTGCTGAGGGGATCCACCGCCAGATTTTACGCAATAAAGATTTTTTCAAGCGAGTCCAATCTGTCCCTTTAAAAGCACGCTTATAGAACATATAGCTATACAGCTTGGGATGTTGGTCTATGTGCTTGATAACGGTGGATGGTCTGAGTTCAGAATAGAGGTAATTGATTTCCATGGCAATGTCATGCGCATAGGCCTCAATTTCACACCATTCTCTGAGGTATTCAATTTCTGACAAACGCTTCTTGGACAGTTTATCAGAATGGAACACTTTCACCTTTCGTTCAGCTTGGTCTGGACGAAAAGCAAATTGACTTTCATGAATGAATTCATGTTGAGCAATCTGCGACAACATGAAGATGAATCCATTGTAGTTGTGTCGTGTGAATTTGAAAGTGTTTCTGGCAGGTGTGAAATGCACATTCAACACAATGGCATTTTTCTTTTTTCCAGTATCGAAATACCCAGAAAAATTGTATGGCTGCTTGATGCTGCCACGCTTCACCTTCAGTTCCTTGTCACGTTTCACACGAATTCTGGCTCCCAGGGGGCGGAGCACTTTGTTCAAACGGCGGGTGATGACACCATAAGGGAGTTCTTGCCCGATGATGTCATCAGCAGGGAAATGGTTTCGTAGTTCCTTGTGTATCTTACTAGCCAAGTACATGGGAACCTCCGTTCTGACTCTCGTATTTATACTAGAACTTAATTCCATCAAAATTCTTCTTCACAAACGCCTTGGAAGTGAAAGCCACAGGCTTCTGCTCCACTTTCTCTTCCTGCATGATGTTCTTCTGAGCTGACATATCCACATCATACAATCTCATCTTGGCTCTGTCCACGCCAATAACGAAACGCTTGTGTTGAGAAGGATCATTGTATCTGTTCTTCAGTTGCTTGATGAGTAGTTGTCCCAGCTTTTCCAGGTCTTCTGTGGAAATAATACCAAACATGAAATCCGCAGTTGCCGGAAGTCCAAATGACTCACTAGTATCAGTAAGCTCCATATCACTATTTGCATAGCCACTCCTTGTGGTTTGTGTTGCTGACACAATCGGGACATTGAACTCCACAGCCAACCCACGAAGTTCTTCTGCGATACCCTTGATGTAGATGTAGCTGTTCACACTGCCAGACATCTTGAATCGGCTGCTGGCACAGATGTTCAGATAGTCAATGAAGATGATGTCAGGACGAAACTCCTTTTTCAAATCCAATTCATTCAACAAGGCTCTGAAATGACCAGAATGTGCTGATGCTGTGGGATATTCCTTGATGATGAGCTTGCCTTCTGTCTTGTTCTTGATTCTGGAAATTCTGTCATCAAACATCTGCTTGGGAAGATTCTTCAAATCATCCATGGTGACATTCATCAAGTTGGCGTCAATACGTTCGGCGATACGTTCTTCAGCCATTTCCATGGTGATGTACAGCACGTTCTTACCTTGACTCATGGCGCCTGCTGCCATGTGACACATGAACAAACTCTTACCCACACCAGTGCCAGCCAAGGCGATATTCAATGTCTTGTTGGGCAATCCACCTTTGGTAATCTTGTTGAACATATCCAAATCAAACGGGATGCGTTCTTCTGTCTTGTGATAGAAATCAAATCGTTCATCAGCATCTGTGAGATAATCATGTCCCACGCTGTTGTCAAAACTGACACCCAACGCATCTTTCAGGATGTCCGGGATGGCTTCATTGGTGAACTTGTCATCCTTGCCATCAATGATTTGAATGGATTGCACAATGGCGTTATACACCGCCTTGTCCTTGCAGAACTTTTCTGTTTCTGCCAACATCCATTCTTTGTTGGTTTCTGAAGATTCCAAAGACACCACAATGTCCGACATCTTGGAATATTCATCCTCAGTCAATGACTTGTCATTTTGCAACAGAATGGTCAATGCCTCCCGACTAGGCGAGGCATTGTATTCATCCACGAATTGTTTGATGTGCTGAAACACCTTGCGTTCAGCCCAATCTGTGAAGTACTCGTTTTTTATGAAGGGAATGGTCTTTCGAAGATATCCTTCATCATTCAGCAGATTGCTGAGTATCAACGTTTCCAGTTTCATCCGTTACCTCTTTCTTGGAGTTTTCCACCATCTGTTCCAGAATGGCGTGCAGGACCTGTGAAATCAGTTCCTCCACATCCTGCTTGCGTTCTTCAATATTAACACCTGCAGGCGCAAGCAACAAGTTGTAATCGAATTCAATCTTTCCATTGCCCTCCTCATCTTCACCAAGAAACTCAATTCGTCCCATGTTGAAATGCAATCCTGCAAATTCACCATCTGTGATTTCCAGATAATGATCCACGGAGCTATCAGGATACACTTCATTGTTTTTATGTACAGTAAACTTAGGCATTGTCATACTCCTCGTTAATCATCTCATCTGTGAACTCTGCCACCAGAGATGATGTGGAGATGGCATAGTTTTGTTTGATCCAATCCTGAAAAGATGCATCCTTCAGGATGGGCATCCAGAACTCTCTGGCATATGTATCATTCAAGCGATACTTCTTGTCCTCACCCTTCTTTTGATACCAACCATTCTGTGGCTTCACCACGTGTCCTGATTCCAGAGCCACATCCAGAAGACCAGACCAGGTGCTGATGCCACCTTCGAATGACACTTCCACAGGAATCTTGCTCTTCTCACGAACGAAGCGAGACTTTTCCACATTGATGATGAAGTTGTAACCCGTCAACCCATCAGCATCTTTTTCTTGTTGACGACCAATGATGAAGATGTTGTCAGCCGAGTAGTAGATGCCAGTGCCACCAGACACGATGTCCTTGGGGAACATACCAATTTCCTTGTAGGTGTGATTCACCACCACCATGGGAATGTCCTTGATGGTCAAATGAGGCGTGGACATACGGAACAAGCTCTTCAATTGCTTGGCGCGAGTCATGTCTGCCACGCTCTTGCCTTCCAAAGCATCTTCCACTTCCTTGCGTGATGCTAGATTACCTACAGAGTCCACGATGATGATGACATGCTCGCCACGTTCAATGTTGTTGATTTGTGACATCATATCATGCTTCAGTTGTTCAATGTCTGTGATGGGTGTGTGAATCACACGGTCCGTATCAATGCCAAAGCTCTTGAAATAGCCAGCCGGTGCACCAAACTCTGAATCATAGAACAAGATGGCAGCATCTTCATACTTCTCCAGATAGCTCTTGGCCAACAACATGGCAAAGGCGGTCTTGAAGTGCTTGCTAGGGCCGGCGAACACCGTCAATCCAGGCGTCAACCCACCATCCAAACGACCTGACAACGCCACGTTAATCATGGGCACAGGTGTCTGAATCATGTCCTTGGCAGAAAAGAACTTGCTTTCTGTCAGAATTTCTGTTTCACGAATTGTGGAATTCTTACGCAACTTATTGATTAATGACATAACATCTCCTTAGAATAGGTCATCCAATGTGGCAACTTTATTTGTACTCCATCCCAGACAATCCAGAATGGTTCTCATAGGCTCCAAGAAACTCTTGTCGAACATAGTATGATAATCAACATACTTGTGTAAGTCAAGCTCTTTTGGTAAACTGGTTGTGAAGGCGATGCTGTTCTCCTTGATGGGATTGGGTTCCTTCAGATACAAGTATTTCACTTTATCTCCTTCCTTAATCAACTCATATTTCTTGTCCAGTTTTTTTGCTTTGATGTAGTGATTGTGTAACAAGGCACCCCGAACGTGAAGTGGTGTGGCTTTCATGTAGATGGTTGAACCAGAATGATACTTGGCCAGATTGTTGGCACTTCTAGGGAAGGCAATTTCTTCTGGCGCCATTTGATGAAACTTCTGCTCCAAATCAGCAATGAAGTCTTGAATTTCAGTTTGTGTACAGGTCAGTGCCATCTTCACGGCATCACGAAGATACTGTCGAACACTGCCAGGCGTGCTGCTTCTGACAATCTCCAAGCCTTGCACCTTCAACTTGGGTTCCTGGTATCGCACACCTTCACTATCATACACGTTCAAGGCATATCGCTTCTTGGCCACCCAGATGGCACGGTCAGCAATCACCTCTCGCTTGAACTCCATCTTGGACACATACCCATTGGTGGAATGCATGATATGTTCACAGGCATCTGCCAACACCTTGGCCACCTTGTCTTTGCAGAACTTGTCAATCACATCCACCACTTTGCTCTTGTCCAGATTGGAGAAGTGTTTCTGAACCAAATGATCCAATGTGATGTAGCAACTGTCTGTGTCAGAATAGAATGTGTACTCCACACCTTCTGTCTCACACACCTTGTTCAAGTATTCATTCAAGGAACGACCCACGTGCTGAATGATGTACTGACCAGTCAGAGTGATGCCTTCGGCAATTCTGTCATCATAGAATCGGAAGTATTGATTGGCCCAGGCACCATACAAACTGTTCAATTGAATCTTTCTAGCCATCTGAATGTTGTTGTACTTGCTGATGAGCTTCACCTGGTTCACATCCTTGGTCTTCTCATATTCCTTCTGTGCTTCAATCATCTTCTTCTTGTAGAACACACGTTCTGTGAAAATCTTTTCCACAATCTCAGGAAACAATCCCTGATGTTTGTGAGTGTAGCAATAGCCGTTTGCTGCCATGGCGTAATTCTTGTTCTTCAAGAAGTCATGGAAGTTCACATCTCCCTCCAACAGAATTTCTGGGCTGGCGTCGGCTGTGACACCCACCATCATGGTCTCAGGGCTCATGTTGTATTGCATGATGATGCTGGGATACAGAGATGCGGCGTCAAAACTCACCACCCAATCATACTTGCCAGGTACAGGTTCTTTCACATAGGCACCGGCAATGGTTCTGCCTTCATTGTCCTTCTTCTGATGCACAATGATGTTCTTGGCCCAGAGATGATTATGAAGAATACAATCCCAGGTTCTCACCGCCGAGAAGATGTCTGTGAAGTTGCACTTGGCGTCATAGGCCATGGTGATAACCAGCTCAATCAACTTCATCTTGTCTTCCAAGGCATCCACCAGTTCCACGTCCACGATGTTGTACTCCACAAACGACTGCCAATCTTCTGTGTAGTGTTCTTTGAATGTCTCGTAGCCATGTTCCAACTTTCTACGACCCAACTCTTGTTGAGCAATGTAATCCAACTTGTAACTTTCTTGCGCTGAATATGTGAATTTCTTGTACAAGTCCAAGTAATCCAAGTTGCTGATGCCATAGATGTCGGCTGTGAGATACTCACGTCCATTCATGGTCACAGTTCGTTCATTCACAATGCGCCACGGCGACAGATCCTTCACACGATCCTCACCCAACACTCGCTTAATTCTTACCATGAGATAGGGCAAGTCGAACAATTGTGTGTTCCACCCTGTCACCACATCAGGACAGTTAAGTTGCCAGAAGCGCAAGAAGGTGGAAAGTAGGTCGGCCTCATCTCGACACTTGATGTATTCGAAATTTTTCTTGATGTTGCTGATATCAAACTTCTTGGCACCAAATGTGGTAATCTTCTTGGTGATGTTGTCTTGCACAGTAATCAGCAACACCTCTTCAATGGGATTGTCCACGCTCGGGAACCCATTCTCTGATGCAGTTTCAATGTCAATAGTGAAGATGGTGAGTTGACTAATATCATAGTCCACCTCTTCTGGATATTCTTCTGTGATGTATTGATAGGCGAATGATGTGTTGCCGAAGATGGGGAAGTTTTCCACCTCCTTGTACTTCTTCATGAAGTCCTTGGCATCATTAATGTCACCAAACTTCATGGGCTCTAGGTTGTCGCCAAACAAACTCTTGTGTTTGCTTTCCTGTTTCGTCTTGATGAACATGGTGGGACGAAATTCCACCTTGTGGTTGTCTTTCTTGCCATTACGAACTTCACGAACCAATAGTTTGTTTCCAAACTGCAATACACTAGTGTAAAACTTTTTCATTCAACCGCTCCCGGGTCTTGAATGTGATTATGTTTTAATATAAACAAAACAACCAGGGATGTCAAGCACCCCTGGTGTTGTTATGGTAGCAATTCAATTTTTGGTTTGTTGGGAACCACAATACCTTTTCCTGTGATGCTATGATATTGATTCCGAAGTTCATCAGCAGGTTCTGTGAACAGAATGATGTGTTTCTTGTCAAACTCGAACATCCGAGATTGTGAGAAAATCATGTAGGGTGCCAGACCCACGCTGTATTGTCCCTTTTCATTGGGAACAATCATCACCATGAGGGGTGTGTCAATGTCTACGGTATTCTCACGTATGGTGACATCACCAATTAAATCTTCGCCTAGAAGCGTCTTGATACACATTAAAGCCATGATATACTCAATTGTAGGAGTGTTAGGAGGACTACTTAATTATATAATGTCAATCTTACGTGGCTTCTTTTCTTCTGGGATGATGCGTTCCAACTTAATGGCAAGCACACCGTCAGTCAATGAAGCATCACGTACTACTACGTCATCTGCGAGTGTCCACTTTCTAGTGAACGCACGCTTTGCTAAACCACGATGAACATATTCTTGTTCATCAGTGGATTCTGCCTTGGCTGAGATGGTGAGAACACCTTCAGCCAATTCAACATCAAGCTCACTGCGCTTGAATCCTGCCACAGCAAGTTCGATGCTCCAGTTTTCAGCATCATGCTTGATGATGTTGTATGGTGGGTAGTTGCTTGAAGCATTCATTGTTTGAATGTCTTGCAACCGATTCCAAAGTGGGTCAAACCCAATGGCCCATGGACCACCAATGCTGGATGTGTTGAATGTATAGGTACGTGTCATAATTCCTCCTGTCGAGCGAATGTGTTAGTGATACCCTTTCGGCGTATCTAAGGTTAAATGTAACTCCTAACACCCCTACAATCAAGTACTACTTTACTTCTTTTTTCCGATATTATATTTTGCTACTAGATTCCAATCCTTCTTTTCACCAAAAGCCAACACCTTGATTTGTGATAATGGTGCTGTATCTTCACACATATCAGCATCCACAATCTCCACCAAGCCCCAATCTTCTAACAGATGGGCCACCGTGTTTCTGCGTTGCAAATCATTGTCAGACAAGTCAGCTTGTTTGCCATCAAGTGCAAACAGTTCCTTGAAATGAACAATGAAGTATCTGCCTTGCTTATGTAAAATATGACAACTCTGATACAACGTTTGGTCTTTGCGTGATGCCACACCAATACGTGTCAGTGTTTCACGAACCTTCAGAAAGTCATCTTGATTCACCAGTTTCACTTCCACGGGGTGATACCCTGGAATACTAGGTATGTTTATTAAGTCATGTGCCATTTGTCAATCCACCTGTGTTCAATCGTTCCTTAATGGTATTTAGTTGGTCAGGTGATAGAATCCTCAGAGCTTGCTGTGCCTTCTCAGTATTGTAATGATAATACTGTTTCACCACTTCAAGGTCTTGGACTTTTTCAGCCTTCAACCACTTATTAAATCTCTTGCGAGGTCTAATGGTATTTATAAGGAAATCAAACTGGAGGCGTTTCTCCAAATGGGGACGACTATTCATTTCGTTGGCTGCGTGCACGGTGTCAGCCCCGAAACTCAAACTTTTGTTCACAACAAACGGATTGTACTGCTTCTCACTCCATTCATCCACTATCAGATGTTCTTTAGTGTAATGAATGGCATTCACGAAATCAAAAGGACTGATTTTCGGCATCTTGTATTCTTCCACAATCCAGTCCTTGATGATTTCTCCATCAAGGTTCTTCTCGGTCATGACTTCATCTCACATGCAGCCATGATTTCTGTCAGGCACGCCACCAGATTGATTTCAGCATCAGCCACGAACGCTGCCTTGTACTGATAGTCAGCCAACAGCAACACCAACTGAGGAACCTGAACCACCTCAGGCAACAAGAAGTCATACAACTTTCTGAACAACACATTCGGGTCATTGTCCATGTTGTTCACCACCCAGGTTCGCATCTTCTTGAAGTCTTTCTCACGCAACGTCACCAACAATTCCTTCATGTTGGCATCAGACACATTGCTCAAGATGCCAGCATCAATTGTACCTGACACAGAGTACCGCTGCATCTCATTCAACACACGACGATAATCCGGAAAGTGCTTGTTCAACAACTCTGCCACCACTTTGGGGTCAAATGTCACGTTCTCGTTGTTCAGAATCTCCTGAACACGCTTGAAGAACTTGGAGGCCACCACAGGACGATCCTCCTTGTCCAACTTGAAATCAATCACTGTAGTCCGACTATGTAGGGGAGGGATGATTCTGTTCTTGTAATTGCAAGTGAAGATGAACCGACAATTCTTGCTGAACTCCTCAATGAATCCACGGAGAGCGGGTTGTGTGGAATTGGGATTGAGATAATCTGCCTCGTCAAGTATCACCACCTTGACCTTACCGGCCAACGAAACTGTACTTGCGAAGTCTTTGATTTTAGTCCTCAATACATCAATACCTGATTCTTCTGAACCGTTGATGATGATGTAGTCGCACCCCAATTCTTCACACAGAGCCCGAGCGATTGTGGTCTTACCTGTACCCGCTGTACCCGACAACAACATGTTGGGGATGTTGTCCTGGTCCACAAACTCCTGGAATGTGTTTTTCAACTTGTCAGGCAGAATACAATCACTGATTTTCCGCGGACGATATTTTTCAACCCAAAGAAACTGCTCACGATTGGCTTCCATGATTACACCTTAGATGTAGAGTCAGCCGCAATAAGATATGTTAAGTCAGAAGAAGTGGACTCAAAGAAGAACACCAACACCTTGCCTGTCTTGGCCACGGCGTGAGCCACACGAACATTGTACTCATCAGCCACCACCTTGAAGCTGTCAATGGCCATCTTCACATTGAAAGATGATGTGGAGTCACCCAAAGGCTTCTTGTAGCTGTGAGAAGTGCTGTTCTTCGGGTCATTGATGCTGAGTGTCACCTTGCCCTTGTCAGACACGATGTTCAACATGGTGGCGGACACGATGCTAGCGGTCTTCACAATGGTCTGAATGTCAGATGCCGTCATCTTGAATGAGTACACATCCTCCAACTGAGGAGGATTCTCATTAGGCGCTGTCACCAGACTCTCATCAGCATAGAAATATTCCATCTCACCGCCGTTCTCAGAACGAATGGTGAGGCTCTTGTCGCCAAACTCCACGTCAGGATTCTGTGACACGGAAATCAAAGACAGGAGTTGATTCAAATCATAAATGGCAAACTGCTGTGGGAATGTTTCATCCACTACCGCACGTGCCTGAATGCTGTTCACGGCATTGCGAGTTGCCAACTTCTTGCCTGGCTTCACTAGCAGGTTGCTGCTGATTTGTGCGAAGCTTTGAAGAAGTGAAAGTGTCTTGCTGCTAATCTTCATAAAGGTTACTCCTCAGTAGTGTGTTCAAATGTATCATGGATGTACAATAATATAATTGCGTAATGTATGATTTTCAAGATGTCTTTTCTGTTGTACCCATTTTTCTTTCCATAACGCTGTGCATACTTCAAGATGTTGCCAACGGTGAAGCCTACACCATGACCACCATCAATGATGAATTCCGTGGCTTGAAACTTGTTTCGGGAATAATGTTCATCATAGGTGCTGTCAATGTAGGCTTTCAATTCATTAAGGATTCTATCCTCAAGAAATTTATAGTTGATGTCCTCACGCATGTTTACCGTCCTCAATGATGGGTTTACCTTGACCGTGTGTTTCACACAACGTTTGATACCAGCTGTCGCCACGCAGATTGCCTGGCGCACCACAAAGTTCACAGACTGTGAAACTTCTCTTTTCCACTTCACGAATTTTCTCATCCAATTTATCATCAATCACATCCGTGTAAATGCGAAGCCCACCCCACTTCTCCTTGACTTGAATCACCTTGGTGTGTGTACGATGTTCCTTCATGAAGTAAAACACTTCACGAACAAGTGGTTCCCATCCCTTGCCAACAGACTCAATGGCGAGAGTCAGGTCATATCCCTCATAGATGACATAGGTTGGATACCGAGGACTCACAGGTTTCATAATTACTCCTTGTTAAACTAATACAATGAAATGTAATGTGTTCTCACACATTGTCAAGATGAACATTCACCACTGGAATGTCGGTGCATCTCGTCCACTTAACATCAGGTCTATCACCAGTTCTTACATATCCAATAAACACTTTACCATCCTTGGTGGTGGCAACCAGATAGGGCCTGTCTCCTATGGCCACACATGATACAACTTCACTCATATCAACCTCCCAAGAATGTTGCGGAAATCCAAATACCTACATAACTTCCCACCACAGACCCAAGTGCATATCCTGCCCATTGATGGAATTGGTCTTGTCCATGTGCAATCTTACGGATTACAAAGAAGTTGATGGAGGCAATCATGAAGTCGCTCATGGCTGCTGTGTGATAATGAGCATCTGCCACGGCACGAAAGTTGATACACCAAACGGTGTAACTCAGTACCTGAATGAAGAATAGCACCGCTGCTTCTTTTAACTTTGTCATCATAGATAAATCTCCCGAATGTAATCCCACACAATAATATTCATGGCGGCGCTCACATTGAAACTTCGAAGAACACCGCGTTGTGGAATAGCAACTTTATGAAAATCAGGATGTTGAGAAATGATTTCAGGTACTCCGTGACTCTCTGAACCGAAAATGAATACAGGGTTCATCAACCCTTTTTCATACCAAGGACGAGATTTATATGTACCAATTTCTTCTCCACCTTGTTCACACAACACCACATGATGCTTCAACATCTTCAATTGATTCAGAATGGATTTGTCGGCGGTCATCGGGTCATCAAAAGTATATTGGACGATGTTGATATATTTCTCAGCACCTACAGTGCTACGTTTATCGAATTTCTTGCGTCCAAAGATGTAAAAATTCTCAGCCCCAAAAAGACACGCCGAACGAATCATCATTCCTACATTCAACTCACCTGTGATGTTGATGCACCCCACCGAGAAACTACGCTGTTCAGATATGGTGATGGCAACATTTTGCTCGTAGGTGTTCTGCTTGTACTCATCACGAACATTGTACATCTCACTAGCCGTTTGCTTCGTGATTTCAGAATAGTTCACCATGGGATTAGTCATGACAGCACCCATCACATCCGTGAATGGCATCTACGTTGGCATAGTCATCACCCTTCACCCGCCGAATGTGTGAAACATGGTCAGGATCTGGATGTCCCACACCATGTTCACACACTCGTTCCATCATGTATCGGTCAGTTCTCCAATTCAAGGGCCAATCCTTCATACGATGATTGCTAGGATTATGAATTACGCAATATTCACCTGAACAATCCTCTTTGGAATGCACCCAAATGATTTTTCCATTATAATCAAACCGTTCCAGCGACATCCTCACCCTCCTCGGCGGCATCCGCCGAGGGCATCTCCACACCCGCGTCCACCTTGGTGTACAGGTCCAGGAACGCCGTCTTGGTGTCAGCGTCGAAGCGAGCGATACACATCTCAATGGCCTTCATGCGGCTACCGAACATGGCAAAGGCATTCACAATATGCTCCAGACGGCGCGTGCTGATGAGGTCATCAATGGCACCCTCCTTGAACGTCTTGCGAATGATGTCCGACCATGCCACCAGCTTGTCGGCAAAGTCCTCATCCACCTTCTCCACACGCTCCATCTTCTTCATCACAATCTTCTTCTCCACCTTCACAGAAGGATACTCCTGCTCAATGGTCACGGCGAAACGCTCCAAGAAGGCGTCATCCAGAATCTGAGCTGACATATACTTGCCAGAATCGGATCCCTGACCCTTGGTGTTGGCCGTGGCCACGATGTTGAAGCCAGCCGCCGGATGTACGGTCTCACCGGTCTTCTTGTTGAAGTAAGGCTTGCCTTCCAAGATGGCCTGCAAGCACATCAACTTGTTGCTGCCACGGTCACACTCATCCAGAATCAGAACAGCACCACGCTTCATGGCCAGAAGCACCGGACCCTCACGATACACCACGTTGCCATCAATCAGGGTGTTGCCACCAATCAGGTCATCCTCATCCGTTTCGATGCTGATGTTCACACGAATGGCCTCGCGCTTCAGGCTGGCACACACCTGCTCCACCATGGTGGTCTTACCATTACCAGATAGACCCGTGATGAACACCGGATAGAAATTCTTGCTGGACAGAATGGTGGTCAGGTCCTTGTGGAAGCCAAACGCCACGTAGGTGGCATCCTTCTTGGGTACCAGATTGTCCACCTCAACCTTCAACTTGGGCTGAGTCAGATGCATCACAGCAGGGGAATCAGGCACGTTCACAATCTCCAGAACAGGGTTGGAAGTAGGGGCAGAATTGCCATTCACATGATACACACCACGGCGAACCTTGTTGGCGTGATTGGACAGAAACGGACTTGGGTTCACATTGATGCTGTTGGCCACCTGGACCACCTCAGGCCGCGTGAACTCCTGCTTGCCAGTGCTACGAAGAGCATCCACCAGTCGCTGAACCGTCATACAACCTCCATGATGAAGTAGAACATCTCACGAACCATACATTAAATATAACTGTTTTCCAGCCATTTGTCAAGAGGGGCTAAGTCATTGAAAATCAACAACTTACGCCACCTGCTTCACGAAGGCGTTCAGGAACACACGGGACACCATCTTGGTATTCTGCATTTTCTTGAATGCCTTTAATAGTCCGTTCCGTGAGGTGTTCACCTCTTGTAACGCCTTGTCCATGTCCATTTCTTCAATACCAATTTCAGAACCTGGCACCATGTAGTAGGTGTCATAGCCACGAACCTTCAAGCCAATGTACTTGTGCTTGTTGAACTCCTGCTTCCATTGCTGTTCAAATACTGCATCATTCACCGCATCCACACTCATCTGCAACTTGCGATAGGCCTGAGACTTGTAGTTACGACCACTCATCAAGTAGATACCTACCACACGCGAACCTGTCAGATGCTTGTACATCTCCAGCAACTGTGTGGTGTAGCCCTGATAGTAACCTGTGGTACAGGCAATCTGATGGCGGGTCTTGCGATTCTCAATGATGGTGCGACGACCCAGATGAACCGGATGCATACCCTTTTCCGGATAATCAGGATTGATACCCATCACCTGAATGCCATTCGTGGCCTCACCGTCTGTGAGAATCACAGTGTTCAACACCTCAATACGATACTCCTCACGGAACTGCTGAGCCACATGGTTCAACACCAGGATGCTCTCATTCAGTGGTGTGGATCCCAGGTCGAACCCTGTGGGAAGGGATGCCGAACCCCCCTGCCAGTAGTAACGACCATAGGTGTGCTTGAAGCAGTATGCCAACATCAACACATTCTGAATGGCCTTCATGAACTCCTGGGTCTTCATGCTGCTGTGAAATAACTGCTTCAAACGGAAGTAGTGACCATGAATCTGTAAAGCCCCCATGGTTTCATCATTTCTAGTTACCTCAAAATTCACATCTTCCCGAGCACCAGAACCCGTGTCATAGAAACCATACACATCAAAGGGAATGTTCACCTTGCGGCAGAACATCACCAGACTCACCAGCTGCTCGATGGTGTCACCAATGTTGTCCTGCATGCTGCTGGACATATCAATCAACATCAGCATGCCATGATTCTTGCCATCAGGCACCGTGGTGGTCTGAAGAAACAAGTTCTCTGACAGCTTGTGGCTCCAGATGCGATTCATGTCCAGCTCACCCGTCTTACTCACCTTGGCACGGGCAAACTGCTTGGCATTGCGACGAAGCTCAAACTCACGAACCATGTGTGAGATGTACTTGCGATTGGCCTGCATGAACTTGTTGTACAACTCCAAACGCTTGGACTCGATGACCGGATTAAACTTCAATTGTTCATGAGTCTTTTTCCAATCCACCACAAACTTCTTCACATCCAGTTTCGGAAAATGCGCATACGTGGCAGGATAGGCATTCTCATCAATCAACTTTTCCTGATTCTGTTCCAAGGCATCTGCTGTGATGGAAGAGGTCTCATCCTTGCTCATCCAATCCTGAATCTTCTGCTTGGCCTTGTCAGATGCCTTCTCCAAAGCATCTGCCATATGATTCTTGCCTGCCTTACGGAGACGGTCAATGGTGTCCTGGACACTGGTGGTCTCACCATCCTCAGACTCATCACCTGACTCACCTTGACCATCATTGTCCAGCGCCTCCATCAAATCCTCGAACAAATCATCCAGTTCGGACTTTTCATCCTTGGCCACATCCATGAACTCCTTGGCCAACATCATCACATCCTCGAACGTTTCCGCCGCCTCGATGCGGTCCACCAGGTCCTGTTCCGTCGGACTGAACGTGATGTCGGCGCGAGCACCCAACTTGAAATACACATTGGCGCGGTCGGCAAAAGGAAGATGCTTCATGTCCTCCATGGCGACACCAAAGAAGCCACGATCCACCAGCTGAGTGTAGCCATTGTACATGGGGCGCTTCAACCCAGGGTACTTGCGCTTCATCTTCTTTTCAATACGCGCATCTTCCACAAGATTCAGAAACGTCTTGTACTCCTTGCCATACTCCTGAACCTTGTTCACCCAACCCGCAGCCGGCGTGTACAAGGCATGACCCACCTCATGACCAATCATCAGGTCATACAGGTCGGCGTCCATGTCTTGCCAGATGGGGAGAACAAGAACGCGGTTCTTCACATCAAATGAAGGACCGCGAACCTTTTGGTGTTCAATACGAATGTCCTCGGCGGCCAGAAGCCGACCCAGCGTGCTCTTGGTGGAGTCCAAAACGTTCGCCATACAACCCCCGTGTCAGAAGAAAACCCTAGCAGCTATACATTAAGTATAATTGCTAGGGCGTCCTTTGTCAAGCCCCTACGTAAGTTGTTGAAAATCAACGACTTACAGCCTTCTTCTTTCTCGGAGATTTAGACTTTTGGGGCTTGAATTTCGTTTGCAAACGCTTGGTGACTTCATCACCTGACATCCAAATATCTTTATTTTGTAAAATGGAATTGATTTCACCTTCTGTCAGAAATCCTGTATATACATCCTTCCATAATCTGCGACTCCATTCACGCTCATGCACAATGTTATCATACATCTCGCCACCCTTACCAAAACTACCTGAACTGTAATTGTGAAACATGAACATGGAATGCTTGCTGATTTCAAAATGCTTGGCAGACAAGAATATCACTGTGGCTGCACTCATGCAAGCACCTTCCACAGATGCCACGATGTTGGCTTTGGTTTCTGCAAATGCTCGCATGAACTGAATGGCTGTGAACAAGTCACCACCGTAGCTGTTAATATGAATCACAATCACATCATTTTCACTGGCGTTTCGAATGGTTTCAAACCAGTGAATGTATTCTGAAGGTGATTTTATCTCACCTGAAAGATAGAACTTATGAACTTTGGAAATGGGCCGGTCTGTGAATGCTGTCGCCATGGGCGATTCAATTGGTTTCTCCATAATACCTGGTCACCTGTAGAATCCTGTCAATTTGTTTTTGAATGATGTCTTTACGATTCGGCCAATGAATGTATTCCTTGTCAGGATTCTTTTGGAGATTGTAAAGAAGGGGAAGGATCAACTGCTCAACTTGTTGTAACTTACCGCGTACTTCTGATGTCACCAGCTGTTTGTGTTGTTCAATCAGAGATGAGGTGTCACCTGTTGTGAGTTCTTCCAACTTGTTTTCTAATGCAGAAATTTTATCTAATAGTTCTTCTTTGAAATTTGGATCCACGGGAGTGACGGTGGGAAGTCCATCATTCTCCTCGAAGGAAAATCCAAAATCGAATTGATTATCGTCCATATGCTAACCGTTTTTGTAATTTGAGTTGACGCTTCTTCCACTTGTCCAACTCCCACTTCAACTTGAAATTGGATGCGTGAAATGTGAAATTGATTCCCTCCATATGGTCATACTCATGTAACACCACTCTGGCACCTATCCCCTGAAACTTGCCAGATTTCATTTCACCCTTCTCATCCTGCCATTCAATGAATACTTCTTTGGGGCGCCTCAAGGTCAAGAAAAATCCTGGAAATGACAAACATCCTTCTTCTATAGCCACTTCTTCTTTGCTTACTCCCACCACATTGGGGTTGAAGAAGGCAATTTTTTCCTCTTTGGTGCCTATCACAAACACACGATAGGGAAGACCTACTTGATTGGCAGATAATCCTGCGCCATCCCACTCCACCATTTTACTGTGTAAAGCTGCTGCCAGCTCCTCTGCCTTGTCACCATCCTTCTCGAAATCAAACGCGGGAGGCCGCGTGGTCATTCGTTCATCAGTGAAATGTATCAATTGTAATTCATCAAGATTGAAATGCATATCATCCTCTAATATTTATTAGACAATCACCGAGAAATTCTGACGTTTGGTGAACTTCACCACATGATTGAACTTATCAAACAACTGGTCACCTTTATGTGAAATCACCCAAACATTGGTGCCATCTCCCAATGTGTTCAACAACGTCATCACATAATCCGTGGCACTATTATCTAAGCTACTATCAAACACCTCATCAAGAATAAGCAGATTAGTACTAGCACTATTCTTAAGCTTAGCGATTGTGCGCCACGTAAACAGAAGCGCCAAATCAATTCTTTGTTTCTCGCCTTCACTAAAGCTTTCATAACTAAAATCATCCCGATAACGTGATTTAATAACCTCATCGAATTTCTCATCTAATGTGAATTGGACAAAGAAGTCCATGGATGTCAGAAACTTATTGACGAGTTTATTTATAGCCGGGAGATACTGCCTAATAATCTTGGTCTTGATACCAGAGTCTTTCAACAAGATGCCAGCAATATCATAGTAATCACTGAGTTCATTCAATTCACTGCGTTCCTTCACCACACCTAATGTATCCTTGGCTAGGTCTTTCAACTTGGCCTTTTCCACATCAATGTTTCCCACCTTCTGGCTGACATCCGCCTTCTCCAATTCCAATCGTTGAATGAACCGTTCCGTGGATGCTAGTTCAGATTTCACTCCGGAAATCTCCTCATTCAACTGAGTGATTTCTTTGTTGATGGTGGCAATCACTGTCAAACGCTCCTGGAGCATCATCTTCTGGTCTTCAATCTGTTCAATGTTATTTTGCACCTTCTTCAAATCACCTGACCGTTCATCAATGATGTCCTTCTTGAAATCATGTTCAATGCCTTGCTTACACTTGGGACAGGTGTCATTGTTATGATAGAAGGAAATTTCTTTTTCTATAGATGTGGCTGTTAATTCAAATTCTCGGACTTGCCGTAGGATTTCGGAAACAGCTTCATTAACACTAGATGCATCCCCAATGCTGTTAAAATGATTATTTCTTCTATCATCAAGATGAAGTAACATATTCCGTTTATTATGGACTTCATTGCCAGCCTCCTGAATTTTCACCTCGATGTCAGCAATTCGTGCGTCACGATCCTCTTCCAACGTCTTGATGTAATCTTGCTGAATCTCGGCTTTGTTTTTTGCCAGTGCAATTTTATGTTCCACATCCGTCATCTTCACTTTCAATTCTGTTATCTTTTCTTTCAACACCAGATTCATGGATGTGAAAATCTTGATGTCCAGAATATCTTCAATCACCTCACGCCGAGCAGCAGCTGGCAGTTGCATGAATGGTGTAAATGATGCTGAACCCAAAATCACAATCTGTGTAAATGACTTGAAGTTCAATTTCAGAATGTTTTCTTCCAGATACTTCTGATAATCTCGGCTGGCAGCATCCTGATTCAACAGATTGCCATCCACCCAAATCTCAAACACGGCAGGCTTGATGCCTCGGATAATCTTGTAATTCTTGTTGCCAATATAAAATTCAATTTCCACCATACAGTTCTTGCCATTGATGGTGTTCACCAACTGAGGCTTGTTGATGTTACGATAGGGCTTGCCAAACAAAGCAAAACAAATGGCGTCCAACAACGTGCTTTTACCACTGCCATTTTCACCCACAATCAATGTAGTGGGGCGAACATCCAACTGCAATTCTGTATAGGCATTTCCTGTGGACAGGAAATTACGCCATCGAACTTTCTTGAAATGAATCATATCTCTAGATTTTGTGCCTCAACATACAATGTTTTCAGCAACGTTTTCAATCGTTCTTTATCCTTTTCTGATTCCACTGAGTCCACATATTCAGATAACAATGTCATGGTATCTTCAATGTTCACTGCTTCACTTTCCAATGCTTCAGATTCAAACTCAGAAAAATCTTCATGGACGGTCAATTCAATCACTTCATTAATATACAAGGCATCCAACAGTTTGTCAAATCTTTGATAGTCATTTTTATGAACGACTATCACCTTTACGCAACACTTCTTGTAGGCAGAAGCATCCACCGTGGGCTTTCTGTCATCATAGTAAATCTTATGAAAGATGCGATTGGGATTGGGAATGAATGTAAGTTCCTTGGTCACGGTGTCCAGAATGTGAAATCCTCGAACATCCTCGAAATCACTCCAAATCATTTCATAGGGACTGCCTAGATAGTACACATTATCATCTGTGCTTCTGTGATGAAAATGGCCGGTCAACACCATGTCATAATGTGACACCAGTTCACGATCCATCCCACCTTCATTGGTGGCACCACGAAACATATCAAATCCAGAAATTTCAAAATGCCCAAGACCAATTCCCCGATGGCGCTTCAGAAAGTCCATGGTGGCATCATGATTGTCTGGACACACCCAAGGAATGAAACTGAAATCTTGCCCACCAAAATTCATCTCAGCACATTTCTGGATGATATGGATGTTCTCATATTCACGAAGTAGCAAATCAATGCTGTTCACTTCATTGGTGTTCTTGTAATAGGTGTCGTGATTGCCAGGAATCACGTACATGTCTGCACCTAATTCTGCTAAAGGACCAAAGAAATAATTTTTGCAAGAGCGAAGTGTGGCAAAATTAATATACTTGCGCCTATCAAAAACATCACCCAAGTGGAAAACTGTTTTGATATTGTGTTCAGTAATATAGGGAAAGAATGTTTCATCATAGAATTTCCTGAAGTAGGCATCGAAATGTTGTGAATCATTTCGTGCACCAAAATGTGTATCAGTTAAAATGGCGATTTTCATAGCTCATCGAATGGCGTGTGATAGGCAATCAACAACTTACACGCCTCAATATGCTTTTCAATATCCACAATGTCCTGTTCCAGGTCCGTGGTGAATACATCACCCCGACCCAACTTCTTCACCCGCTCTAAGCTTTCAATGAAGCCTTCTAAATTGTTTTTAAGTTCTTGGGCTACAATGTTGTCCACCGTGTCCCAATCCAATTCCACTGTGAATTTTCTTGACATGATTTATCCCTCGTAGATGGCAGAGTTGCTTCCATGTTCAAACACTTCCACACTCTTTAAACGAACACGATTCTTTGACATGGATAATACTTGTGGAGCAATATCAGTGTAAACAATCTCAGCAAACTTTTCACACCCGACACCTGTGAATATGCGAAGTGTTAATATACCTGCGTCATCCATCTGCTTGAACAATGACAGATGTGGGTCATCTGCTGCCACAGCAGTTGTATGGTCAAAGGCTTCTTCCAGATACATCTTGATCCACTTGGTATCACCGAAATCATATACCCAATTTCTTTCATCCAATGTATCTGCTTCGAAAATGAAACGAAATCCCAAGCTGTATCCATGTACTTGATTACAATGGGATGTGGCACGCCACTGACGAAAGGCGCAACTCAATCCACGGTCATTGCCAAATGTCTTTGTTGAATAGTACTTCATGGTCACCTCGCAAGATAAGAGTACATAACATCAGCATTCAGATACTTCAAAGCCAGAATCCCTCTTTGACGCTCCATCAAACTTTCATAACTATCATAATTATCTATCTTGTCCTGAATGAAATCTTTCAGTTCCTGTTTGTGAAGTTGAAAGTTGTCCCAACTGTTGGTCCACTCAGAAGGATACTTGAAAGGCTTCAGATACATTTCAGCATAACTACATCTGTCCGGTACAATCGGGATGGCACCAGCCAAACATCCTTCCATCATACTGATGCCTAGATTCTCATGCAAAGCACAACTGAACACCGCCTTGCTGGTTCCCAACAAATGATAATAATCTTCTTTCACCAAGTTCAATTTCTGTGAAATCACCACATCCAGTTGTTCAGCAATCTCTGGCTGTTTGTCAGCATTGTATCTGTGAGGCCAAATCACCTTGTTCTCTTTAGGAAAGTTGATGTACTTGGCCATGTCCACACTCATTATCTTATGTGGTTGTCCTGATAGAATTGCCTTTCTGTGATGTTCAGGTGTGATGTTCAGGTTGTTCAGGAACATCTGACGATGAAACTCTGTAGCGAAATAGTTGTAATCACAGGCATGATACCAACTTCTTTCTGCATGATTGGCTGATTCACCTTTCATCTTCATGCCCAAGATGTCTGTGGGGTCATAGGCACCTGCATGCCAGATGCCATGAATCTCCACAGGAATCTCCAGCAAGTCACTCATGTATCTGATGGCAGTGATGGCAAAGTTCCAGGCATCTGTGACCAGAAACTTGTCACCTGGCTTCACTTGATTCATCATGAACAAATCAGCAATCTGTTTCACTTGTGATGCCTTGTACTTGTTGGTGAAGGCAAAGTTCAAAAAGGCACCTGAAGTGGTTCCAGAATCCACGGGGTCACCAATGGTTCTGTTCGCCAAACCGCGACGGTCCAGGTCCTTGGGAATGTTGTGATACCATTGTTTGGTGTAGCGTTGGTCAATGGGTTCAATAGGGATGATGAAAATCATACGGCAGGTACCAAAGTAACAGTGGGTGTGATGAACGGCTTGTAAATCAAAATGGCGCCATTCTCACCATCTTCACTAACACCTGCCTCTATCACACGACCAGGATAATTCTTTTTGATGTATTCAATCAAATCCTCAGCAATCATTTCACAACTCTTGTGATCCAATTGGAGTAAGTTTTCACTATATAAAGCTTCCAGTTCACGTTTGAACATGATGAATTCAATATCTCGGTCATTGTGTGTCACTGCCACACGAACACGGAAATGAAACATATGGCGGTGAGGATATCCTAGAAAACTCACGGAACACAATTTAGGGTCTTCCAAAGCAGCGGGATACTTGTGAACCCCTTCTCGTTGGAATGTGACTTCAATATATCGTTCTATAGTTTCCATTAGAAATCCTCCGGAAGGCTTGCGGGTTGACCATCTTCAATAGGTGTGCTATCCAAACTTGAACCTGCATGTTGCAACCAGTACTCGAAATCTTGTCGAGACTTCACACTTCTCATGGCATCAATGGTGGAGTAGGTTAACGCATCCACCAATCCATGAGCCTTAGAGAAATCATTGGACACAGTTTCCACATGACGTATAAAGTTCATGGTGCTCCCCACAAAGTAGGCACTGAATGCCTCTAATGGTGGGAGAAAGTTTCCATTGTGCAACTTCTGATAGGCACGAACTGGAATGTTCATGGCTTCCATGAAGAAGTCATCATCTACAATGTAGTCTTTAACATACTTTCTGACATCACTATTGATGAAACTGTAATCTTCTGCACCTTGACCACCATTCTCTGTCTGATAATTGTTTTCATCATCACGAAACAATCTGCCTGGTGTGATCCACTTGAAGTCTGGTCCATAATATCGACCCATCTGCACACCTGATGTATGAGTGGTGCTGTCATAGCTCACCAAGGTGTTCTGATACACATCATGATGTTGCATGGCAATCACAGGAAGCAATCTGGACACCGACCCGACACCCAACAAATGGAAGTGATGTGTGGTCTTGGACAATGGCAGTTGTGTATAATAGAATGCTCTCTTGCAATCTTCCAGTGTGCCAGTACCTAGTGCCACAGCTCCCAATGCCACACCACCAATGAACTCATGAAGTTCCTTGGGAATTTCTTCCAAGGCCAGTTCTGTCCAACGAACATAGCTATCCAAATCATTGCCTTGTGCAATGAAGAAAGGTCTTGCCTTGGATCCCATCTTGATGAAAGTCTCAATCTGGTCACGAATGTTCTTGCCTGATTCTCTGGCACACCATTCAAACTTGCTTCTGTCGAAATACTTGCTGCTGGTGTCTGACCTGGAGGACCTGGCGGACTTCAATGACACAGGAATCTCATCAAAGCTCATGGCACAATCTGAATAGTTGCCTTGATTGGTGTACACTTCCTGCTTCAATTGTGGCGTGATGGTCTTGCCCAGAGTAATCATCTGAAGACCACCTGAGTCGGCGTAAATCTGATTCACACCTTTGCCACGATACACATCACGAAAGAATTCACCAAACTCCTTTTCAATGAAAGCATTGTACAGAAAGGAGAATTCATGGTTGTGTTGTCCACGAAGCAATGCCCACAAATCATTCAATCTGTTGGCGGTATCACCACTATGGGACTCCTTGAATCGAACACGGAGAAAGGATAATCCTGATGCCACATATTCAAATTTCATAATCAACTCTTTAGAATTTTCAGAAGATGTTTGGTTTGATATACAGCATCATCCAAGGCATTATGATAACTACCAGAACGTTCATCAAAAGGCATCTGAATGATTTCCTTCATGGTACGATAACATCTATCCATCCAAGGTGTCCAGGGACGATTCATGCCACAGGCCTTGTAGGCGTTGTCCATGATGACGTTATCAAAACCTGCTCCACAACCCCATGTTGGGAGCGGCTTGGATCCATACCAGTGTGAAAATTTCACCAAGGCGTCATGAAGGGGAAGATTGTCTTTTCTCAACATCTCCAACACTTCACGGGGTTGTTTACTCCACCAACGCACGGTGTCTGCTGAAATGTCCAGACCTAACTTCTTGCAATCAGCGGCATCTACGGTGCAGTAGAAGGTGTCCATGATGCCATCATCAATGGTGAACTTCACGGCACCTATGGAACAGATGGCTGCGTTGGATTCCACACTCATGGTCTCCAGGTCCAACATCACATTCACAGACATATCACTTAATCAGGTTCATGAACTCTGAACGAAGCGCTGGATCTGCCTTGAAAGCACCACCCAACTTGGATGTGATGGTTGTGGAGTGTGGGTCTTCCACACCACGCGCTTTCACACAGAAATGCTCGGCGTCAATCACCACTGCCACATCATCTGTCTCCAGAATGAATGCCAAGGCATGATAGATTTGTTCAGCCAAACGTTCCTGAACTTGAGGACGGCGTGAGAAATATTCCACCACACGATTCAACTTGCTCAATCCCAACACCTTCTTGCGAGGGATGTAAGCCACGTGAGCATGTCCGTGAATGGTCACGAAATGATGTTCACAACATGATGTGACACCAATGTTCTTCTCCAACACCATCTCATCATAGCCCATCTTGTTCTCAATGGCAGTACACTTTGGGAACATGGCAGGATCCAATCCCCAAAACAATTCATTCACGAACATCTTGGCGACACGAGCGGGACTATCTTGAAGTGAATCATCCTTCAAATCCATGCCTAAAGTTTCCATGATGGCAGTGAAATGTTTTTCAATCTTCTTCACCTTTCTGTCAGCATATTCACTGGACTGAATGGTGGGGGTTTCCACTCCTAGTGACACTAGATGCTTGTGCACCTTGGCACCCAGTTCAGGGTCACACTTACCCATGGCAGTACGAATGGCGCTGGCGTTATAACGTTGTGCTTTCATATTATCTCCCGATGATGTTTCCAAAGACGTAACATTGATTTCGTGTGGCGACATTGAATCCACGATTCATGGCCTCAACACACAAGTTTGCAATATCAGGATGTTCTTGAGCATCCTTTGTGGCACCCACAGGCATCACCCAAACCTGTGGCATGAATTGCCCACATAGTAATCTAATACGATCCAACTGATGGTCAAGCTCTTTCCAACATTCAATTGTACCATTGCACACAAACTTCAATACACTTGTGGAAAGGCTGAATGTGTAATCCCGAATCACATCTGGATTGATGGCATTTTCTTCACCGGACACATTGAACAACTTGGGACTCATGGCCCAATGCCACCTGTATCCCCCAAACTGACGAAAATCCTGAGCGATGAATTGTTTCAACTCATCAGACATTTTGGTTGTGGCATTAGTTTCAATGGTAACAATTCTGGGCATGTTTCCCATGTGAGCCATTTGCGTTAGAATTGCCACTATGGCTTTCTGCTGCAACATGGGTTCACCACCAGTGAAACACACCATGACATCTTGTTGAGTCTTGGGATGTAGGAACAATCCTTCAGGATTATGTTCACTCTTGTTGGCGTCAATCAACCGCTGTGCCACTTCTGCGGGAGAGCCATCATGTGCCAGATGCTTGTATAGTTGTGACCAGGAATAGGATGAGTCACACCCATATTGCCACACAGGAAGTTCTGCCACTGACTTCACAGAATCCACATTGAATTCCTTGTAGGGAAGAACATATGTGGATGGGTCAGTGGGATTCTGTTGTCCAAATCCATGACAATTTAAATTACATCCAAAGAAACGTAACCAAACAGAAGGCACACCTGCCAGTTCTGCTTCACCTTGGAACGAATAGAATATTTCTGAATACCGAATTCTCATAAACACCTCACAGGTAGTACTAATAGTATAATCATTATTTAGGAACTTGTCAACTTCTACTCGTATTCAATTTCTCCCATTTCCACGCTTTCATTCACTTGAAGCACATCAATATGGTGAGATTCATCTAAACCATTTTCATCATCCAATTTCTGAAGATACTTGGGTTTTCTGGTCATCTTCTTGTCTTTCTTGGCTTCATGAAGTTCTTGTTGAGCTGTGTCAGCTTGTTGTTTCAGATACTTGATGAAGCCATTATCATAGCTCCCTTCATCATGTGCTTGTCGAATGATGCCTTCAATATCTAAAGATTCAATGTATCGGTATTTGGTTTGCAGATATTTCTTTTCCTTTTGAATTCTACGCACAAAGGCGTAGTAGGTGATTTGCGTGAAATAGGCAAAAGGGTTGCTGGACTTCTTGGGATCAAAGTTGTCCATGTAGATGAGGCAATTCTCAATGGCATCCAGAATCATATCTTCTCGGAAGCTGTAATTGATGAAATTGCTTTTGTAGGCTAAATGATTGGCAATTTTTATGAAGCAATCACCAATGTAGTCAGGCACCTGAGGGCGTTCCTCTTCATTCTTTTTCGCCTGATTCACTTCTTTCTTGTAATCAATCAGTGCCTGTAGGAACTGCTTGTTATCTATGTAATGCTTGCTGTTTTCATCCTTCTTCTTCGCCATAGTATTCTCCATAATGTTCATCATCAAGTTCAATGATTCTCAGTTCACCATTGTTCATTTCACGAATCAATTCATCAGCAGCTTCAGACCTTTCTTCCTGGTCCAGAATTTTCTTTCGTGTTTCTTTGGCTTGAGAAATGTAATTTACATATTGTTGCTTCACTTCTTTCTTCAGGTCACCGATGGTCAACACCACATCAGTGCTGATGGTGAATTCTTCACCGTCGCTCAATCCCATCCAGGGACGAAGCATGAAACTTTCTCCAATTACATGGTTGCCTTTTCTCATTTCTTTCATGGGTACCACTTGTACTGGAACATTCAACTGAAGATGTGTTTCTGAGGCAGGAGATTTGATGTCTCTGTCCATGGAACAGAGGATGCTTTCTCCTGTTTTCAATCGAACCACTTTGAAATAACCGTCGTGTAAACTATGCATGTAATGGTACAGTTAGAAGTTTGTAATCAAACCCTTCTTCATTGTAAATCTTCACACGTTCAATTAGATGCAGTAATGTGTAATTCTTATGAGACTTCCAGGACAGATTGTCACCTATGTCGTACAATTTGCAACTCACCTTTTGTTCACCCAAACGAAGACCTCGACCAATACTTTGTAGATTTCTGATACGAGACTTGGTGGGTGAAGCAAACACAATGTTATGGAGGTTTCTAATATTTATACCTGTAGAGAATGTGCCGTATGAGGCCAAGATGATGGCATCCGCGGATTGCTCAGTTAAGGCACGAACCTGTTCACGTTCTTCAGCTTCCACTCCTCCATGTACGAAAAACAAATCTCTTCCCTGTTCAATTTTTTCAGAAATCAAATCATACAAAGGCTCACCATGTTTTTCCACGTATTGATACAACACCAAGGTGTTGCCTTTCAATCCTGTCACAAGATTTCTGATGAATTTGTTTCTTTTGGGATGTGTCACCAACCAATCCAACTCTTCCTGATAGCTGAATTTCTTGCACAATTGCTTTTCTTCATCTGTGTAATCTAACGTGAGGCACCGAATTTTCAACTCTGCCAGTTGATTGGTGTCCATCAACTTCTTGGTGGTGGTCACCTTGTGTACAGCACCAAACAATCCTTCCAACACCAACCGATGTGTCTTGGTGCCATCCAATGTGCCTGTGGTGCCAATCTTGAAAGGTGCTTTGGTGCATTTATGCATGATGGAAGTCAAGGACTTGGCCTTGAACAAATGACACTCATCACCATACACCACATCGAAATTTTCAAAGAAGCTCTTGGGCATCTTGTAGATGCTTTGCCAGGTGGATATCACCACAGGAACGTTGGTGATTTTTTCCTTGCCAGAATAGATGCGTGTGCAATGCTCAGACACTTTCCATTCCGAAGAGGTGGCGTAATCGGCAAAATCACCATACAATTGTTCCACCAATGATGTGGTGGGGACGATGATGAGCTGCCTTCTGCCTTGTTGTTCATGCCATCTGACCAGAGTGTAGATGATAAGGCTTTTGCCGCTGGCTGTGGGAGACAGCAGCAAAGTTCTGTTATTGTATATGGCCTCTTCTACAGCGTTCCGTTGGTAATCTCGAATGTTCACCGGCTTACCGTTGGAATGGTAGTTCAGCCCATCAATAAACTGAGTAACATCATGGTTGTCACGGATAGGATTACAGTTGTTAACAAATGCATACCCGTTTCTTTTGCAAAATTCTTCCACATAATTGGCAAGACCCACATACAATTCTTTGGTGAACAAACTCAACAAACGAATTTTGCCATCCCAAAGTTTCGCACGATACTGAGGTGTGAATTGAGCGCCAGGAACTGCGAACGTGAAGAAGTCATTCATTTCCAGCAGCACATCCGGGTCAGCCTCCACCCGAAGATACACCTCATCTTTCTTGTTTATTGTAACGGTACTCACATGCCACCATTGGTGAACTTGTACCATTCAATGGCAGACTTCACATCCCAGGTTCTGCTGTTGATGCTTTTCAAAATTTGTTCCAATTGATACAGCACCGTTTTGATGTATTCCATTTTATCAATCAGATGAATGATGTCATCATCCATGTTCAGCACATCTTCCATTTCATTCTTCAATGGTTTGTTGCTCAGATACTGGTCCCACCCCAACTCCACCAGTTCCTCTTTGGTCAACTCACCGCGATAGTAACGATTCTTCAACTTACGAAGGCGAAGATAATCAGCTTCAGCCTTGCGATATTGCAGGCGAACTGATGTAAGCATGTTCAGATATTTGGCGTGTAATTCAGGAACACGGGCGGCGGCCCGACCTAAATTGGTCTGGTCCACTTTGCAATCCTGTTCCCACATGGCTTGTATTTCTTGTAATTTCATAACCACCTCTCACGAAAACCTTCTTGAATTATAACACAATACTAGTGGTTTGTCAAGTTACAATGTTTCAATGGTGAACATTCTGTATCGGAAAGAAGCCTGGGCTGTGAAATATTGGGTGTTGCCTGTGGACACATCAAACTCCATTCCTGTGAGTGATGTGGGGAAGCAATCCACAAAATTCAACCGAACAATCGGGAGGTTGTCAGAATTCAACACCAGAAGAGCGGCATCGCTGTATTCAGTCAAGTCAGATGACCGGATGCCAGGTCGGTCATTCACCGTGGCATCACCTGATGCTGGTTCTGGTAACCGAAAGGATTGTTGGGTGAAGCGTTGTTGGAACTGTCTGTGGTTTTCTGGGAATCCCAAAGCAATCATCCAATCAAACAGTTCAATGTAATTGGCCATGTCTTCCTGAATGATGAACTTGATGGTGAGTTCACTGAAGTCAATCTTTTCACCTGGCCGAGGTATGTCCACAAAAGGTGTGCTTTGTGTGGCATAACCCAAACTGATGTTAGGAATGGTGGCAGCTTGACAGAAGTAGGTCACTTTGGGCAGACTTTGAATCATGAACCTAAACCCATTTGGCCGAAGGAAATCCAATTCCTCTGGTTGACGAGCAGTCCAGTTGATTTCGCCAGTGGTGATTTTTGATGATGTGATGGTTGTTGTCATAGGTGAAACTCGTTACTTGACAGGGACTTGACAGAGTGTTAAACTTACTATGTCCGGAATGATATGAATAATCCTATAAGATATTTATAAAGCAATGCGAGAAACAAAAGGAAAAGAGAGAGACCTTTCGGCCTCTCTCTTCCTTGTTTTTACTACTACTTCTAAAGATTATAGAAGGTTTGTTACTGCGAACAAACGATAGTAGTGGTTACGGTCAGCAGTGAATGTATCTGCGTCTGTTGTACCGTCTGATTGTGTTACGAATGGATTTGCAATCATGCCGTAACGTGTCTTGAAGCCAATCTTTGGTTGGAAGGTTGATGGATCAATTGCACGAACCATTTGGAGAGGAACGTATGGGCAGTAGAACAAACCTGCGTCATAAGCATTTGAACCCTTGTAACCTACCATCACGAATTGTGATGCGGCTGATGTGTTTGCTGAGTATGGGTCGATGAACACCTTGAAGCGACCATTCAATGTACCTGCGAATGTGTTGCCAGTGTCATCTGATGAGATGCCATCGTTGCCTGAAAGAGCTGGGGTGTAATCCAACTTGCCAGCCATTGCTAGAGCTGCTGCAACGTCTGATGAGCAAACGATGAAGTTACCGCGACCACGACGTGTTTCTTGTGCGATTACGTTGGCATCACGTTCGATTTGGAACATCAAGCCCTTGAAGCGTTCTACTGACCAACGACCGTTTGAGTCAACGTCAAGGTCGAATGTACCTGCTGAAGCTGTTGAAGCGGCACCTGGCTTTGCCACCTTGTAGATGGTACGGATGACTTCGCGGTTGATTTCAGCAAGAATTTCTTGTGAAAGAATGTTGGCCAATTCTGCTTCTGCATCAAGACCATGAATTGCCTTCAAGTCTTGTGCCAATTCAACTGTGTATTCAGCCTTCAAAGCACGTGACTTTGCAGTTACTGTGGTCTTTTCGATTGAGAAGGCCATTTGTTGAAGGGTGGTTGAATCACCGAAACCTTCAGCAGTTGCAGTTGATACGCCTGTACCAGTTGTGTATGTGCCTGATACTGGGTTTGAACCAACGTGTGAACCTGTACCTGCGAAGTCTGTGTCAGCTTCGTTGAATAGAGCTTCTGTGCCTGATTGTGATGTGTAGTGTGACTTCATGGCGAAGATAAGTCCTGTTGGACCTGTCATTGGTTGAACACCTGCAACATCGTAAGCCATCAAGTTTGGAAGTGAACGACGAACCAATGAGATAAGAATTGGATCGTAGGTGTCAACTGCTGAACCAGTTTGGTTAGCATGTGTTGCTTCGAAAAGAGCTGCCTTTTCTTCGCGGAGAGCACGTTCTTGGTTTTCAAGAACAACAGCTGTTACTGCGCGCTTGTAGTTGTCCTTGATTGGTGCGAGATTGTCGTGGTCCAATACTGGAGCCCACTTCTTTTGTAGATTTTCTGAGAGGAACATTCTTTATTCTCCTGTTACTGTTTTGTTGAAAACGTTAATATTATTTATACAAGTGGAACTTTTTAGAACTTAGTGCGAGCGATGCGTTCAGCGTATTGAGCCACCAAATTGGATGTTTCTTCCACGATGGGTTGTTCATCGGTGATGGTAGCTGTTTCTACAACGTTCTTTGGAAAGTAGTTGTTCTTGATGACAGTCAACTTTTGTTCGAAAAGTTCTTCTGTTTCAAATTCAACTTCTTCCACCAAACCACGCAACTTTTCTGATTCAGTTTGTGCCAAATCTGATGTTACTTTGGTGAACACGGCATCGCGCTTGGATTCTGTCAATGCCTGGTGAAGTTCTGCGGCTTCAGCAACTGATTCATTCACCTTGTTGGTCAATTCTTCAATTTGCTTTTGCATTTCGCCTAGAACATTATATTTTTCTTCTGGTACTTCAATGTAGTGTTCCTTGAACAACACCTTGAGACCAGCAATGAAATCTTCTGTTACTTCTGTGCGAAGACCTTCTTCCACAGCTACAGCATTTTGTTCCAACCATTGTTCAGCAACGTATGAAAGATATGCATCCACCTTGTTCACCAATTCTGAGTGCATTTCAGCAACAATTTCTGCTGCTTGTTCGGCAAGAACATCTTCCATGATTTCCACTTCATGTGCCACACGTGCAGTTACAACGGCTTCAAACAATGAAGTTGCCTTGGTCTTGAATTCTTCTGACAATTCGGTTTCAGTTGAAAGAAGATTTTCCACATCCTTTGACAATTCTTCCTTCATCTTCTTCATCATTTCTTCCTTCTTTTTCTTCATGCCGTTTTCTTCCTTTTCTTCTCCTTCCTCTTCCTCTTCCTCTTCCTCGTCTTCCATTTCTTTCTTGGCTTCTTCAATTTCTACCATTTCATATTCTGCCTTTTCTTCGTCAGAAAGAGCATTGTATTCTTCTTCAGAAATGAAAACTTCTTCAGCTTCAACTTCCTCAACTTCTTCCTTGTAAACGTTGCCAGTGTTGGAAGCTTGATTTACTACTGAAGCAGGATCAGCTACAGTCTTGAAGTTAGGAGCTTCACCGGCACCATGTGCTGATGAAAGAGTGGTGTCTTTCTTTGCTTTGGCAGATTGTGTCTTGCCTTGGGTTTCTTGGTCATCTTCTGAGTCCACAGCAGCTTGTTCTGATGAACCTTGGGCCATGGGCTTGTCTTCCTTGGCACCTGCACCAGCTGCTAGTGTGTTCACAGGGTTGGCTGTCTTGGCAGCTCCTGACACACCCATCACTTGTACTTCTGGTTTTTCAGATGAACCTTGGGCCATGGGAGCAGCTTCTTTGTTGTTACCCATGCCTGGGAAAGCTTCTGCCAATTCTTCAGCCTTTCGATTCATCATTTCACGAATCTTGTTTTCGATTGAGGCCATTTAACTATCTCCTAAAGTTAGTTACAAACGTTACTATTATTTATACAGCTTTACTTCTTGGAAAGACTATTTAAAAAGTTTTCGAACACCCGGAACTTCACTTCTTCCAGTTGTTGCTTTCTGGTGGCTTCGATTAACTTCTTGGTTTCATCTATGTTTTGGTAGGTCCATTGTCCATTCACAAACATCCATTCTTTGTTTTCCATGATGCCTTGCACAAACGCATCTGGGGCTGAGGGGTCAGCCACGATGTCAGCAGCAGTAGCCAAATAGAAGTCATTTTGCACTTCATTGATACCACCATCACGTTCTTTCAAAGTACCCATACCACGTGATGACACTCCAAGTTGTGCACCACCTTCAATCAATCCCCGAACAATGTTTCCCATGGGGGTGTTCAGAATCTTGGCACGACCAATGTAATTGTTACCATCTTCACGAAGTGATGTGATGATGTGTGACACACGGTCCAAGTTAATAGTTGGACCTTCGGGATGTCCCAGTTCACCAAATGCGCGCTTGGAGTCCACATATTCCTTCATGTATCGTGTGACTTCTTTTTCCATCACAGCCTTGGGATAGATACGATTGTTTCTGTTAGCCATTTCACTTTGAAGAAACACACCTTCAATATATAAGTCCTTGGACTTTTCTTCTGTGATGACTTGTACTTGTTCTACGATTTCAGAAATGAGCTTCATGATTCATCTCCTTAGGTTAATGGGTTCACATGTTGTGTATCACCATAACCTGAAATCTTCACAAGTTCAATGATGACGGTGCCGCCCCCTGCTGGTGTCACCACAACAATGTTGCTGGTGTTTTCACGATTGTCAGAATATCCATTGAAATCGAATTCTCTGGCACCTGTCAGCAACCATAATGGCACAGAGTTGCGTGTGATGGTGGCATTGCCTGCAGGCACAGACCAATGAATGGCACTGATGTTCACCACAGGAGTTCCTGCTGTTTGAGCGGCCGTCTTGATAGTGGTGGCCAAGTTGATGGTTTCTGTTGCACTGGCACCTGACACGGCAACAACGGCATGAATGGGTGTATTTTTAAGTACGGTTATTGCCATTAGTTATTACTCCCGTTAGGTGTTTCCACCTGTTGTTCTTGTTCTTCATTGGTCTTGTTCATGACCTTCTTTGGGTCACCCTTCAAAGAAGCTGATTCCCCTGGCTTCAAATGACCGAAACGCTTTTCCAGATAGCTTTTAGGCTTCACAGGTGCATTCCCTTTCATAGTGGAACCTGCGGGCAGGCTATATTTGTTTTCTTCCAGTCCTAGTTCTTCCTTCACACGGCGCTTAGTGGGTGTCTTGCCCATGGGCACTGTGACACCACCCATCTTCATGGTGGCACCTGAAGGTGTGTTGCTCTTGCCTTTGTAATGATACATGGTCTTTATACCGCCACCCTTTTCAATACCCTTCTTGGTGAAGCCTTCAGGTGGACGGAAGAATTGTCTGCTGTTAGTTCCCCGTAGTTGACCATTAGGCTTGCTGCCACGTACGCCACGTTCTGTGTTTCTGAAAGGTGTGGGGTTGTATTCTTCTGTGCGCTCGCGAGGATTTCGGTCTTGGTAACGTGGTTCATTTGCTAGATTGGGGTGCTTGGCCACTAGTTCTTGATTACGTCTTTTTCTGGCGTAATCCTGAAACTTTTTAAGTTGCGACTTGGCTTTGGCATGAGACTTGTCTCCTAACTTACCATCGGCTCGCTTCGAGCCGTCACCAGCAACAGTGCGTAGTTTTCTGTCATTGAATCTATGATTGGTGGCGGCATGATGATTGCCTTGAAACCAAGATTTGTCAGCAGCCCGACTAGCTGTGTATGAAGAAATTTCATCCAGTTCCACTTCTTCATTTTTCATCCCACTCATTAATTTCTTATGTGCAGCTGCCTTAACCTTTTTGCGGAAGGCTTTTCTACGTGCTCTATTGTCCGCGGCATTTGTACTACCAGTTTGCGATGTAGTTTTTGTTTGTGTCAATTGTTTTGGATAATCCCACTTACCCTCATCCAGTTCCACTTCTTCTGACATTTCTGATTGCATGTATTGTGCTGCTGACACAAGGTAATCTTCTGCCAAGGTGATTTTGCTTTGCACCCATTCTGGAAGATTGGTATCTTCTCCCAACATGTCATGCATCATTTCTGCGTTACGAATGATAGTGCGAAGTGAGGACTTGGCCATGTCACCTTCGTAATCATATTCACCCTTGTCAGCTTCATCCTTCACGGCTTCACCTATGGCTACTGAAGCCACGGCACCTGACAAATCTTCAGCACCATAACTACCTGGACCACGTGAACGAATGGCTTTGAATGGCTTGCCAGTTTTTCTGGTGGATGTCACAGCTGTGGATTCACGATTGCCTTCATTGTTGGGTTGATTCACCACATCTTCAGGCTTGGCGACAGTTTGAAAGTTGATGGCATCCATGTCACCAATGCTGCTGGTGTGTGGTCCATCATCTTCAGGAATGTCTTTGATGGCATCTTGCACCAGATTGTCCATGTCCAGTTCTCGGTAAGGAACTTTTGCCACAGATGACCCTTGAAGGTCTTCCTTCATGGCCATCTTGGTGGCTGTGGCGTACATCACATTCTTGGCATCAGCACCATAACGTCTGCGAAAATCCTTGAAGCTATTCTTCATGGACTTCACAATCTTTTCCCGCTGCTTCATGTCAGCGTCAGTCATCTTGGCTTCGTTCATTTTTACTTTCCTTTCTTACGGAGCTTGGCGAGTACGGCGCCTGCAATTTTGGCGCCACGTTCCTTTCCATACTTTCTGGCAGCCTTGGTGGCAATCTTGCTGAACATCTTGCCTGGCTTTTTGGTTGAGTAGGAAGCTTCATCTAGTTCCATTTCTTCCTTCACGTTCTTCTTGGGTTTGGGCTTGTCCTTCATACCTACCATACCCTTGGCAAAATTCTTCAAGTAGTTTTTAGTTCCAGAACGTGGTCCTGACAAAGGAGTTTTTGCTGCACGACTGGCTCCTCTAGCAGCCATAGCTAAACCAACACCAGCACCAATTAATCCTGCCACAGATTCTTCAACACCTGCTTCTTCCTTCATGCTCTTCTTGTTGTGCTCTACTCTCTTGGCAAGTGCGCTGTCTGTACGTTCTGTCTTGGCTGTTTTTCTGCCACGAAGCAACTTGAAGTCATGAGCATCCACTTTGCCATTCTTGTTGGCATCAATCTTGTGTTGGCCGCCCTTCAAGGCTTCATTAGTAACTTCTTCATTTTGTTCTTCACAATCAGCACATTGTTCTGTGTTGAACATGTTGGTGGCTACATCTTGCTTGTAGGCATCTAACAATTCATCCACACGTGATTGCAAAATGTTGTTGAAGGCTTTTTCAGCTTCCATGGCATCACCACTATCAATGTGGTCAATTAAATCAAGAACGTTTTCGTTTATATTTTCCATATCTATCTCCTAAGGAGTTATGAATTGATGTCTTGAGGTGTATTCGGTTCAGGTTCAGGAGCCATGGCTTCCATTTCTTTCTCCATGTCCTCGATTTCTTCATCAGTGAAGCGGAGAATGTTCTTTTGAATGTATTTCTTCGTGACATACTTGCCTACGAAGGGATCCATTTGTCCTACTAGTTCAGCTCGTGAACGAATGATTTCTTGTTCTTTGCTTTCTGTGTAATAGGCGTCTTGAGCAAAACGATATTCCACATCATTGTACATCTCCTTCCAATCCTGTTCCGTCAACACACCCTTCAGAATCAATTGTGTTTTCAACAGGTCACTGAACACTTGTGAGAACTGTCTGCGAAGTTTGCCAATGAACTTGGTGAACTTCAATTCATCACGGGTGATTTCAGCAGCACGACCAAAGTTCAATCCGGCTTGCTGTTGTAATCGTGAGATGGGAACATTCAATGCCTGATACAAGTGACGTTGAAAATATTCAATGTCAGCAATCTCACCAAGATTCTGTCCTCCTGGCAAGGTGGAAATTTCTGTTCCTTTACCACCTTCACGACGAGGCAACCAGAAGTCTTCCAACATGCTCATGGTCTTCTTGTCATCACGAATCTCACCTGTGTTGGCATCATACACCAACTTGTTGCGATAACGATTCATGATGTCCTTCAGATATTGTTCTGCCTTCAACTTGGGAAGATTGCCCACGTCGATGTAGAAGATACGGCGTTCTGGTGCTCGGGCTAACCGATAAATCACCAAAGCGTTCTCCATCATGCGAAGTTGGTTGGCAGGCTTGATGGCTTTATGTAAATAGCTCAACACCATTTGATTGTCCACATCATACAATCCTGATGTGGTGTAACAGATGGCATCTTTTGTGATTTTCAATCCTTGAACATTCACAGATGCGGCAACATTCTGAGTCATGTGAAGGCCCTTCTCATTGTACACGAAGTACTCCTCCACATTCTTCACAAACTCCACGCCAGTTTTCACATCTTTTTCTTTGTTGACGTTTCGTACCTTTTTGATTTTTCTTGGATCAATGTATCTGATATCTGTGATGCCTTGTTTAGGCTTGGCAGTATCAATCACCTTGTGAAAATAGATACGACCATCAATGTACCACCGACGAAAATAATCATGACCTTTGTCTTTGAAATGCAACATCTCCAACAATGTGTTGAATTCATTTTCAATGCTTTTCTTCACAGATGCCGTGGTTTTCACTTTTTCCAGGTCAATGGTCACGATTTGTTCATTGTCCAGATTGGCGATGGCTTCATTCACCACATCATCAATGGCCATGTCCACATCAGACATCAATGAGATGTCACGATAGCGCTTGATTTGTTCAGATTCATTTTTTGCTGCACCTTCCAGATCCAGATAGGTGCCATAATAGCCACCTGCCTTGATGGTGTCCAGTGCCCCTTCAGTATCAGAAGGTGGTACAAATGAACGTTCAGTTTGTACCGGTTCCTTCCGCTTTATTGAATACCCAAAAATTTCCATAATATTTCTACCTTGTTAAAGATTAAACAGGTGTCACTTCAAAATGTGAGTATTGGAACGTCACATTGAATTCTGAAATCACATCGTTTGCTGAGTAGGCCAATGCCACTTCAGAAACAGTAATTGGGAATGAGTTAAAGATTTTATAGGTGCGAATGATGGCATCATTACGGTCCAGTTGTGACACTTCCAGGTCACACATATATGTAGCTGGTGCCAATGAGCCGCCGTTGTCCACACGATTGTTCATGAGGTTGGACCAACGTTCAAACAGTTGGCGCATCTTCATTGATGTGTCGTTCAACACGGTTATGGTCCATGGATCAAATGTCCGTTCACCGGCCATCTTCACTTCACGACCACGATATTGCACGATGGTGGGGTTGACGTTTGATGCGGGTAGAGCTGCAGATGTTACAAGTAGTGAGTCATCACTTGCACCTGCTCCAACAGCAGCAGGGAAAGTTAGTGTCACTAGGAATTGGTTTGGACGTGCACCACCTGCGCCTAATTTGTTCTTGAATTGCGAAATATCCATTGTGTTCTCCTAGATAGTTATTGATTAGGCGCCAGCCACTTCTTCAAATGCGACACCAGTACGTGTGGCAACGAAGTTCAGTGTGATGAAGTTGATGGAACGAGCAGGCTTGATGAAGATGTCAGCCACGAACTGGTTGGCATCAATCACATCACCTGTGTTGTTGGTTTCATCGCAGATTACACGGAAGTCATAGACACCACGACGACCCTTGATGTCACGGAGGAATGGTTCCACCAAATTACGGAATTGAGCACGTGTGAAGGCGTCATTGAATTCAAACAATTGGTACTTGGCTGCTGTGGCAATGGCCTTTTCTAGTACGATGAACAAACGACGAACATTGATTCTGTCGAATGCTGATGGCTTGCTAAGAAGTGTCTTGTCGCCAAAGAGTACAGTGCCTTCACCTGGGAATGACACCACAGGGTTCACACCCTTCTTGTACAGTGTGTCACGGTCTGCCTTGTCTGGTGAATATGCCAACTTCACTACGTTCTTGATTTGACCACGATTCAACCCACCTGGTGAGAACCAAGGGTCAGCAATAGTGTCGGTACGAGCGCAGAGACCTGCCACGTCAGCGTTCAATGGCACCCAACGATACTTGTCGTTGTACTTGTCGTATTGATACTTCCAACCTGAGTCCAACACAGCGTAGGAAGTGGATGTTAGTGTGTTACGGAAAGCCACCACATCTGTGGCTTCATTACCTGCATTGTTATACACATCAGCAAGTTCAGGTGAGATGAACACCATGCAATCCTTGCGGTCTTCAGCAATCGTGATGACACTTGATGCCACAGTGGCATTGTGTGGACCCATCACCAACAAGTTCACATCAACCAATTCTGCATTGGCGAATTCATCGTAACCTGTGATGACATCACCAGCAACAGGTGAGGTGGATACACCACCTGACAATGATGCACTATGAGTACCTAGACCATCAAATGTGGTACCAGCAGCATTGCTACCCCAGTTGGTTCCAGCTGGATTATCCATCCACCAGATGTACTTGGAGCCTTCCAACACCGTCTGCCAGTAGTTGGATGCACCTTCTGCAGTCTTGGCATCAGCTGCCTTGGAAATGCCAGTGTACTTTTCAAGGATGGTTCCAGGAGTACCTGAGATTAAACCATCTTCATCCACCACGACAAGATGTAGTTCATCATTTGATCCACTTAGACCACTGACAAATGTTGATGTGCCAGGTGTGTAATCGAATTCTGCTGCATATGTCCAACCAGCAAATGCACCGGCTGAATTGTCAGCCATAGACACCTTCAATGAGTTGCCTAATGCACCTGGGTACTTGGCAGCAAAGTAACCTACAGCCCCTTGACCTGATGCATAAGATGCTTCCCATTGTTCAGCATTCTTGATTTGAACAGCAGTGCCTGAAGCCACAGCATTACGAGCGGCTGAACCTACAGCACGAACCACTTTAAGGTTGTTTGAGTAGCTTAGAAAGTTGGCTGCTGAGAAGAAACTTGCAAATGTTGTGTCATTTGGCTTCCCGAAGGTCTTTACTAATTCAATTTCTGAACTGATGGTTGTTGGTTCAAGAACTGGACCCCATTGAAAGTCACCTACGAAACCACCGATTGATGTGGCTACAGCAGGAACAACATTGGTCAAGTCCTTTTCAACAACTAGAACGCCTGGCGAAAGTTGAAATGCCATGTTAATCTCCTATGATGTGATATTTTCAAAGACTGTATAAGTCTATTGCAAAAGTTAGTTGAAAATATTTATAAGTTTATGAATCTATATCCCGTTTCCATGGCAAATTTTGGTCGGTGGACCAAACAATATTGTCAGCAACAAACATGGTTTCTTCAGAACCATCATTCACAAATCCAAAAGGAGTCAATTCATCCTCGATTTGCATCATCTGTTGCTTGTAAAGGCGCTCACGAACATTCACATCCGTGAGTTCGCGGAAATATTGATTGGTGGTCAACCACCCGAACAGAATCAATGTCATCACCAAATCATCATGATACCCTTCATCCGCCATGTAGCTCCCATTCCTTTCTATGAAAGTGGAGAATTCATGGATGGTATCAGCGTCAAATATATTTAGTTTTTTCTCTTCCAGTAGGCTCTTGATGGCAAAACACCCTGTGCGTTTCACAGACTTGGTGGTTCTAACACCCAATGTAGTGGACTTGGAGAATCCTGGACTGATGTAGGTTTGATTGTTCTCCTTCACTGTCCCCAAGATGTTTTCATACTCCAGTTCAGCATACAAGATGTCAGCAATCTGACCTCCAATGTCATTGGTTTCCACCAGAATCATGGCATTGTTGTAATCTTTGGCAGTTTTGTGAATCACGTTAGGGAACAACATGGGAGCAATTGTGTTGTTCTTGAACTTACCCACCAGCTTGTAAGGAGTTTCCGTGACATCTATAACGGTGAACGCTGAGTAGTCACCACCCACACCACGCGCCACGTCCACGGTAATCACGTAGGTTCTGTCTTTCAATGGTTCTTCATACAACATCAATCCCATGTCATTCTGATAAATGGGGTCCATGCTACTCATCTGCGCCAGAGTTCTGCCATTAATCAACGTGTTACTGGATCCCAGAAACTCACACAACACTTCCTGATTGAACTTCACTTCTCCCAATGTTCGGAGTTGTTCTTCCGCCCAAGTTTCATCACGTCCTGGAATTTCCCAGTAAGGGATGAAATGACTCACGAAGCCGTTCTTGCCTTTCTCTGCCTCATTCCAGAACTTCCAGAAATGATTGTATCCCAGAGGGGTGGATGTCAGCAGAATCTTGGTGGTGGTACCAGCAGAAATGGTGGGATACACAGAAGCAAAGAATTCTTCTGCCACGTTGTTGGGGATGATGGCAGCTTCGTCAATGTACAACCAGTTCACAGACTTACCACGAATACCAGATGCTGTGGTGGCGGCAGTGAACACTTTGCTACCATTTTCCAGTTCCACATTACCTTTGTTCCAAGTACGAACACCTTGTTGCATCCAGATGGGAAGATGTTCATACATGATTTGATATCTATCTAACACTTCACGAGCGGCACTGCCTTTGTTGGCAAGAATGGCAACAGTTTTACTTTCTTGAAACAACGTGTACCAAAGAATACAGGCAGCAGATGTGATGGTCTTGCCTTGCTGACGACCTTCCATCAACACCACTTTTCTATTGTTCAGGATGACTTCCACTTTTTTCTTCTGACAATCATACAACTTGAACTTAATCAAGCCTTTGTCCAATGACACGATGTGACAATAGGTTTCAATGAAATAGATGGGGTCTTGTTGACACCTGACTATTTCTTGAACTTGTTCCGGCGTGAATTGTAATTGTAACCCAATGGACTTTAAATTGGGATTACCATGATAACTACTTTCCTGTTCCATCATCTAGAGATTCTATAGGTTGTTGAGCCTGTTTCATCGCCTTCAACAAATCATGTGTGGAGCCCACAAACAGATTGTTTTGAGTTTGAATTTTCGGCTTGTCGTCCTTGTCCAAGTCTTTCTTTCTTTTTTGCACTTCCAGAAGGTCTTTGGCAGTATCAGACACCGTTTTAATCAATTGTCCCGCCACTTCATAGGCACGAGGATGGTCACTGTTCTTGGCAATGTTCAGAATGCCATCAATGGCTTCATTGCCTTTGTCAATCAGAGTCCGAAGAGTCTCACGGGCATGGGCAGCATCATCCTCTGATGGCGTGGTTGTGAATTTTTCAAGTTGTTCAGGTGTGGTGTGAACCACATTGAACTTGTCATCAAGATTATCAAACATTATTCACCTGTGAAGATATCTTCAAATTCCTGTACATAATTGTAAGTGTCCAACGGTGTGGCAGTGCTGGGATCCACGGTGGTGGTGATTTTTGTTCCCACCAAACTGTTGGTTGGGGTGGAATCATCCACCAGGGTGTCATCTGTATATATCTTCTGAATTGTTGTCTTGATGAAGTTGCTGTCATAGACATATCCAAAGAAGTTCAACTTCATGGTGAAGTTCAAGTTCCAGATGACGCTCAATCGTTTGTCGAAACTTCCTTCCCATTCATCCTGGTAGTCAATGCTATCCAGAATGATTTGTAAGTCATTTTTCACACCCAGTTCAGGTATCATGTTCACCGTGACATTGAAATCTGGATTGAAGTAGGGAAGAATCTGCTCAATGATTTGCAATCCATCATCCTGATTCTTGGCAAACACACTCATGCTGATGCCCATGTTGTAAGGTGTGGACACAAAAGCATGGCGAACACCTGTATTGGTGACACCAGGTGTTTCCACGGCACGAACATTCTGTGTGATGGCTAATTTTCGTGCGGCATCATAGTTGAACGTGGTGATTTCAAATCCCATGCGGGGCAATGTGATGGCTACACCTTTTCTGGTTTCATCAATTTCTGGTACTTCACGAATTCTGTCAATGAACTTCTGCTTGGGGGCATAACTCAATGGCACCTTCAGACTTTGCGTGACATCTCCACTGTCATCCAATCGACGAACATAGATGCCATTGAACAAGGTGCCAAATGCGATGATGGCCTTTCTAACGTGCTGATGATAGAAGTGTTGATTACGAAACATTAATATTCACCAAAAGGATTGATGTCTGTGAAATCCAGGATGTCTTTGCCTTCGGTTTCAAAGTCCTCACTGTCACTGAATGGTGCATTGGTGCCTGTGGCATAGGTTTCCTTGATGATGCTGTATCCTGTTTGTGTCAACAATCTGTCTCCTGTTTGCAGAAGAATCTGATAATCAAACACATTCTGTGATAGTGCATCATCATAGGCATCAATGTCCTCTACGCCTGTGTTGAATTGTTCAGAGCTGTATTGATACAATTCACATTGCATGCTGTAGATGTGAAACTTGCCTAGTTGATAGAAGGGATCCAGATGTTGCACAAACTTGATTTCAAACATGCTGTTGGTTTTGGGGAGATAAATTAAATCTCCTTCAGCAGGACGATTGGGCAGTTGCAGGAATTCATCAGGATTGCTTCCCACCACTTCTTCCCACCGACGGCGAGAAATCACAAATGTGGCCTGATGTGTGGTTTGAATACCAAACTTGGTGAACAATTCATTGTCACCTTCCCAGCCATCAACGTTTTTGATGTACATTTCCACAGGGTAGGCATGGTCAAACTGACTGAGGATGTCCTCGCCTAGAATATCATCTTGTTTGATGGAGGTGCGTGGGAGATAGTAGACATCATGACCAAATATCTTGATGCTTTCGATAATTAAATCTTCAAGAAGCCGTTGTTCATTGGTGGTGCCAGATGTGTTGCCTGCCTGAAAATAGAAATTGGTGGCCATGTTAGCCCACCATGAAATCTACGGGAAGTTCGTAGCGTGATTGCATTTCATTTTCCAGTTGTGTGATTTCAGCCAAGGCTTCATCAAAGATGATTTGACCATTCAATGTCACACCACCTGGAAGTTGCATTCCCCCAAACTTCTTCATGTTCTCACCCCATTGACGCTTGATGAGGGAGGTGGCATAACGACGAAGAAACATGTCATTGTACACTTCAGTCCATTCTTCAGGATCCAAGGCACGATAGACTTCAAAGATGACGTAATCACCATCATCAAAGATGTCATCCATGTTCACATCCAGATAGATTTTGTCTTGCTTTCTGTTGAAACGAAAGGTGCGTGACCCGGCAAACATGTCATCCAACAATTGCAGATGCATCTTCACTTGATTGTAATAGATGACATCTGAGGATAGCAGATTGTACATGTCATTCAGCCGGAACTGATACACCACATCAAAGATGTTGGTGTTGGCGCGAGTGCTACCTGAGTCACCCACAGGGAACACACGAACCACACCTGTGACGGCATCAGACACATCAAATGCTCCTGATGTCCAACTGCCTTCTGTGTAGGCGGTGGTGGCATGTAATGTGGTGGAGAATCCAGACGTGGTTCCTGTGATGATTTCACCATTGCTGAATGCCTTGCTGACATTTCGAACCTTCAGTTGATTGCTGGATTTCACAGCATACACTTCTGCCGTGGCACCTGAAGTGGCACCTGTGATGGTTTCACCCAAGGTGAATTGGGATGCAAAAATCGTGGACAATCTGAGAACAGATGCTTCCACTTGTGCCTTCAGATAGACACGTTCTGTGCCATCGAAATGATATTCATTCCAGTAATCAATGGCGTCTTGTATTCTATCTTCCACTTGGTCGTCATCCACGTTGATTTCAATCACGGGATATCCTAAACGACGAAGGCAATAATCTTTTAATTGTTGACGTGTGGTGATTGCCATGGTCCCTCACCATAAAAAGGAAAGTGCTATTACTAGACTATTTATACGAACTAGTAATAGCACCCACCATTTTTACGAAATTTCTTACTCAGCCGTGATGATTGGGCTTAGGGCGGCGAGAGTATTGGGAGAAATTTCCAATGTTTCTGGGAAATCAGAAAGTGACAATGACACGTTGGAGACTTCCACTTCGGTCTTCATCAGACCCATCAATTCATCATTTGCTGCCACGATGTTTTCAGGGGCAATCTGAATGGTGTTGGGAATATCTTCACCCTTGTCATTCTTGGCTGGGATGATTTCACCCAAATTATCCTTGATGGCATACTTGGTTCTGACTTCTGCCATCAACTTGTCAAGAGCTTCCACTAATGGTTGAAGAGTGGTTCGTGCCATTTGAATCTTCCAAGACAGCTTGGCGGCGAACTTCTCGTTGGATAGCGTGTTCAATCCTGCAAATACATCTAACATCTGTTGGTTCGTTAACTTCATGTTTTCACTCCGTGTTAATGAATAAGGTTCAGAAATATATTGTAATGTAACAACATCCGATGGAAATGTCAAGTCCATGGATAACCAGAATTATTCTGCTTCTGGTGATGAGCCAGTGGGTGCTTCGGGTTCAGCGGGAGTCCAAGGAAGTGGCTTTTGTGTCAATGCCAACTTCTCCACTTCTTTTTCTACTACTAACGCAATGTGTGCCTTGATGGATTCCAGTTTTTCAGTTTCAGCTTCCACCCAAGCCACAAGTTGTGCTTCTGTTAACGAAGCAAATGTTGTGAATGTTTCAGCATCAGCTTCAGGAAGTTGAACTTGGAATGGAAGTGTGAATGATGCTTCTCCATCTGTACCTGTCATGGAAGCATCCACTTGTTTCACCACGTCGGTGAGGGTGTCTTGTGATTGCACACGAACACCATTGATTTTTACTGAGTATGTGATTGCCATGGTTTATTATTCTCCTGTGGCGGGGGCAGCTGGTCCGCTACCAAGTGTACCACCCCAAGGAGCTTCTGTGACATCCACCCATGGGTCATTCTTCTTGGTGATTTGCTTAATGATTTGTTCTTGTACGTGGTCAAGATAATTTTCTACAACGATACCTTGAATCCAACTTAATACTTGTTCTTTGGTTAAATCTTCGTATGCGGTAAAACTACCACTTGCGGGTAATGGAAGTGGCGTTGCGCCTTGGAATTGACCTGTGGTACCATTTTCATCGGTACCTGTGCATGTCCAACGTACATGAACGATGACGTTATTCATGCCTTCAAGAGTTGGTGCCTTCCGAATATTAGTGATGTCCCATGTATATGTTATTGCCATTGTGTTCTCCTACCAGTTAATCTGGTTCTGTTTGAGAGTTATGAGTTATTTATACGATTTTCCAGCTCTTCAATTTTTGCTTGTTGTGTTGCAATTTGTTGTTTCAATATTTCAATGTCATCGGTTTTCTTCAAAATGTTTCTTAATGCTGCGTGATAGTAAGGAATCATTTGCACATAATCCACAGTAAACTGTTCATTTGCAGGAGATGTATGTCCATAAATATCAGTTTCGGCGGGTAATCCTTCCTTTGGTACAGCTGCCACAAGATGTCGGAATCCATTACGAATAACATCTTGAGCAATAAACCCTGTTTTCAATTCTCTGTCTAGTAATCCTTCATTTCCTATCTTTGCATTCTTCCAACGATAATGCACAGGATCAATATCACGTATGAAACTTAACCCTTCATTTTCAGAAATGATATTCACAACATCTTTTAAACGTCTATCAGAGTGGGTCATGTATTCTGCACAAATAATACGACTTCCATCATCAACATAAATGGCAAGTCCTACGCCTTGAGCACCGTTACCATAAGAACCATATCCAACGCCGGATGAAAGATAATAATATGATGCAGGGGAAGTGAATCCTATATTTCCAAGAACGGTGAGCATTGCGTAATTAGTACCATTATTTCCTATATGTGCTCTGTACATTCTAGATACATTGTTTGGGTCTGTATACCAAGCAGAGTCGTTATTGTCGTACATAATGGTATAATACGCTACACCGCCATCATAGGTTCCTGCTCCATTACGATACAGATTACCATACAACCATTGTGTACTTCCAGAATATATTCCACTAGGATGCCAGGATGCTTCGCCTGTACCCCCTACGTTTCCGTTACCTCTATATGCATATGACCAAACATTTCCTGAGGTGTCACCATAGAATACGTTACCTCCTCCGCTGTTTCTGAAAATGAATTGTGATGCATATTGGAAATACCAATTACTACTATGATATTGAATTTTACCAGCAAATTCCCCGTCCCATGTTGCTGAATCTGCTCGCCAACTACCTACAGTACGTATTGCTGTAGTGGAGGTGGGGTCTATATAATATCCGGTGTTGTTATTATCATAGAAAATAGGCGCACGCATATCATCACGTGCTCTAGTACTACCTGTCAATGATGCACACCATCCACCATTTGTTAATACCAATAGTCCGTGGTCATTCAAGTTACCTGCCACACCGCCTGCATTGGGATGTGACCAAGCCATACCATACAAATTACCTGTGGTGGTACCGTCACGGGCCAACTTATAAGAGTTACCCATAGAGAACACACCTTGATAACGATAGGACGAGTACACACCTACAATCGAACATCCATAATTGTAATCTAGATACAAATCTTCATTACCATCAATTCTGATACCGCCGTTGGCCAAGACATAGGATAACCGAGAAGTGCCGTTGGGGTCGCAATAATATCCTGTGTTGTTTGTGTCATAGAAGATGGTGGCATCCACACGACTTTGTGCATACACACCTTTGTTCAAATATAAACTATATGTGGAACTGGTAGAGGATGTCCCAATACCCATACAATCATTTCCAAGATGATAATAGAAATACCAACGTCCGTTGGCTTCACGATAGACACCACCGTTACCAGCACCGTCATACATCATTCCGTTTACAGCACTGTAAGAAAGCCACATACCATCATAGCTGTTTTTACTACCATCTAAACGAATTTGTGTGTATGTAGAGCCAGTATTTGGATATAGATGGGCACTATAATGATTGGGCCAGTATAATCCATATGTACTATCAAGCTGAATCCAGCTCATGGGTCGGAAATATGAATTACCTGATAATTGTAATCCATATAGATAAGAACCACCATTTGCATTTAGATAATATCCTGTATTATCACTGTCATAATAAATTGTTGACCGCATATCTGCATATGGTGCAGATACAGTACCTCCAAACGTGGCATAATTGTTTGATACATTTAACTGTAAGGGCCAATCACTCACACCACTGGTGGTCCAGCTTGTGTTATCCGCGGTCCCTCGTAAAATATAAAAGACATTTGAGTTTTGGTGAATCATTGACACATAATGGTCCGTGTCTCTCAAATAGATGGTTGGTGAACCGTTTCGAATGTATAAATTAGAACTATTTGTATCTGATGCAAAGTTTGTACCTGGCCCAGTAGCACCTTGTGGACCAGTTGGACCAGTAGCGCCGGTTGGGCCAGTACCACCAGTTGGCCCTGCTACACCTTGTGGGCCGGTTGGGCCGGTAGGACCAGTGGCTCCGTTAGAACCAGCTGTACCTTGTGGGCCGGTGGGCCCCGTAGGTCCAGTTGGACCAGTTACTCCGTTAGAACCAGCTGTACCTTGTGGGCCAGTTGATCCTGTATTTCCCTGTGGTCCGGTTGGTCCTGTAGCACCCGTGATACCTGTTGGTCCTTGGTTACCTTGAGCCCCGGTAATTCCTTGTGGGCCTTGGTTTCCTTGGAATCCTTGTGGACCAGTTGGGCCTTGGTTACCTTGGAATCCTTGTGGACCAGTTGGGCCTTGGTTACCTTGTGGGCCTTGATTACCCTGCGCACCTTGTGCACCAGTCAATGATAAGTCTGACCGTTGCTTGATACTACCATCAGCATTCAATACGAGAATATTATTTTCGGTGGTTCCCGTTGGGGTAGAGGATAATATAAGTGACCCCGTAAGTGCTAATGACCCTGTAAACGTGTGGGTGTCATCAATACTGTCACCAAACTTTGTAGACCCAGACCGATAGATAACCGATGATGAAATAAATTCTGTATGGAATTCTTCTGCGGTAATCCGTCCTGCAACGGTAAGATTTTGTGGGAAGGTAAAGTCACTATTTGCAAATGTTGTTCCCGATAAACTACTGAGTTGTACTTGAGCAGAATGTGAAACAGTTCCCGTGGGTAGATATTGTGTAACTTGTCCACTACTACTTGCGATACCTGCGGGAACATTACTGATTTCTGTATATGAGACTTGAGCGGAATGCGATACGGTTCCAACTGGTAAGAAATCCCGTACTTGCGCAGAGTGTGAAACGATATTTGCAGGAACACTTGATAGTTGGGTGAATACCACTTGTGCCGAATGTGACACCGACCCTTCTGGTAAAAATGCTTTAACTTGTACAGAATGAGATACGATATTTGCTGGTACAGCGGTCAAGTGTGGATATTGCACTCCAACAAGATTTGCTCCACTGCCAGAGAATGACCCACTAAACACACCAGTTAATGGCGTATCTCTATCCTCTGGGTCTGCTTCAATTGAATTATTAACACGAACAGTACGTTTGACCGCTAATGCTCCGTTCTTTTCACTAATCTTAAGTCCACCTAAATAAATGGTCGAACCAGAAAGATATAAGTCACGGAATTGATTTGTTGCACTACCTAAGTCATATACTTCATTTGCGGTCGGAACAATGTGACCAGAGGCACTAATCACTCCGGTCTTGACCACTTGACCTTCAAGATGTGTTAAAGTTTGAGCAGATGAGGATACAGTTCCGGCGGGTAATCCTGAGGTGACTTGTGCACTTCCAGATACCGTTCCCGTGGGGAGTGCTGCTACGATTTGAGCA